TGCGGCACACCAACCGAGTTTCGCATAGAGATAACCACGGTGGTAAAAGAATGTGTAAGTGTTTAACAACTTAAAATAATTATCTTTATTATTCCAATATGATTTATTTTACTAGTTAAGTGTTTGATTTATAGATAGTTATATGATTTATTACTTTTGGCGAGTAACAAAATAGCAACAAAGAAGTGTTAATCTTTGCAAAGTAACCAACTTGCCCACAACAAAGATACGAATTTAATCTTATTCACAATTAGTTTTTAAAAAGACTTTAACTTAGATTAACATTGTGTCATTTTGTATATCTAATGTATATCTATTTCCATAAAAATCCAATTTCATTTACATTCAACAAATTTTAGCATTTGGCGGTTTGAAAAAAAGCTTCTATCTTTGCATCGTCAAAGTTGCAGATTGACAGATTAAGGTAGTCCTCCTTTCCAGCGCAAGCTGTTTAGATATGAGTCCCCAAGTTCTTGCTGCAACCAAGACTTAGGGGACTCTTTTTGTTCCCTGAGTTTAATGACAAGACATACGAGGTTCAATCCGTGCAGTCCTCTTCGGAATTATCGACCGATATATAAAACTGCTCAGTCTAGTAGAATATATCCATGTAGGTAAACCCTGCTCTGTCCCATCCATTGACAACAGGTGCCCATCTGCCGAAAGGCACTACCCCTACATAGATGAATCAAACAAAGTGGGTAACTTTGTTCTATGTAGGCTTTGGTATGGAATAATCTACTGCTTATAGTAGTTGATAATTAAATAAAGATTTTCCTTGCTGCTTCCCTCTCCATTAGGGGATGGGTAAAGAATGGATAGTATATATAGTTGAACTAGTAAAATTTTGGCTTATGAAAGATTTGAATGGAAATAGAAAAAGTATGTTTGTAACACTGGGAGCGTCCAATCACACAGACAAGGTGCGTGAGATTAACGACTTCTACGCAACAGACCCTATAGCGATAGATAAACTGGTGGATGCCATACAGCTTCCTAAAAAATATGGGAGTGTGCTTGTGGAACTGGATGCTTATCTGAGCGACTGAAATACTTCGGATATGATGTTTTCTCTACTGACCTAGTAGATAGAGGCTATGGAGAGGTAACAGATTTTCTTGAATCTGATAATCTGCCAGAGGAATGTACTTGCATTCTTACTAATCCACCATATAAGTATGCTTTAGAATTCATTAAACATAGTCTTGACCTTTTGCCCGTAAATGGTATGTGCGTGATGTTCTTGAAAACCACATTCCTAGAGGGTCAAAAGAGACATGATGAACAGTTTTGTAAGAATCCTCCTAAGTATGTACTACAATTCTCCAAGCGAGTGCTCTGTGCTAAGAACGGAGAGTTTCAAAGAATGAGAGATGGCGGAGGCAGTGCTGTGAGCTATGCTTGGTTTGTATGGCAGAAAGGCTACAAAGGAGATACTATCATTAAGTGGATATAGTTTTGGGAGCAACAAAAAAACAAAAAATCGCTTATGGAAATTAAGAAAACGTACGATTACAGCAAGTTCAAGTTTCTATCCTACAATCGTGCGGTAGGTAGTAATAAGAAACTTATGAGAAGTATTGAAATGGCAAATCTCACATCAGTTTGTCCGATTATCGTTACTCCTAAACTGGAGATAATTGATGGTCAGAACAGATTTGAGGTATGTAAAAGCAAAGGAATGCCTATCTTTTATGTAGTATATGAAGGTGATGCAGAAACTGCAATGAAGGCTCTTAATACTTGTTCACAGCCTTGGAGACAAGAGGAATGGATGCAGTATTATCTTGCTAAAGGTGTTCCAAATTATGTTGCTCTGAAAGATTTTATGGATATGTACAATCTTCCTATCAGTAATGCTATTCTTATTTTCAGTAATGGTTCTACGAATGCTGCGACTTTTAAGAAAGGTATGCTTAACAGAACTGGTAAGTATCATAATGAGATAGCGATATTCCTTAATGATATAGCATCTATACTTCCAAGGGATATTGTAAGTTTCCGTGCATTTGTGAATGGTGTGATGCTATTCTTTAACGAATTTGAAGAAGACAAAAGAAAGGTTGAAAAGCTAAAGAAGAAGATAGCATCCATCTATAAGTATAGCAGAACAGAAGACTATCTGAATGCTTTTCGTAACTATGTTAAATAATATTCTGTCTTATGGAAAATGAAGAAAAAGCAAAGGTTAAAGACAATGATTAGAATGATATGGAATACTCTGTATACAAAGCCTAAGAACTGGCTATGTGGCTTGCAGACGGATAAAGTGCTGCTTTTCGTGGTTAGCATGTTGCTGGTGCAAATGATATTCTTCTTGACCTATAACTTATGGCTCGCTACTCTTGCTACATTTGTTATAGGTATCTTCAAGGAGGTGGTGATTGATAAGCTAGTCAGCAAGGAGAAGGTGGATGCCGATGATTTATGGGCAGACATCTTCGGTGTGTGTGCAGGAGTGATATTGCTGGTAGTGTATGCTGCTATGCTTAAAATTCATGAATGGCTATGGTAAGTGAATCTGCTAGATATTATCGTAGCCATCCTGCTGCCAGAGCAAGAAAGGCTGCTTACGATACAATCTTTGAGTCTTCTCCTGCTCAGAAGGCTAAGCGTAGGGAATTGGCTCGTCATAACGCTGCTTACGATAAGAAGTATGGGTCAGTTTCTCGCAAGGGTATGGATGCCAGCCATACACGTTCAGGAATCAGGTATAAGACATCATCGTCGAATCGTGGTTCCAAGACGGACATGGCTGGGGATAGAAGAGCGAGAGGTGGTCGCTGATAGTGAATACGATAAAAGGGAGTCAATGATGGCTCCCTTTTCCTATCTGAATAAATCTCTAATATCACAATCTATAGCGTCTGCTACTCTTGTAAGGTAGCTTACGGTTGGGTTTCCTCTGAGTGCAGCAGATAGAGTACCTTTAGTGATTCCCATCTTGCTGGCTACTTTATCAATGGTCATGCCCTTCTCCTTTATAACTTCTTTAGCTTTAAGAGTTGACATAAAAGATATATTTAATATGTAAAACCATAACCTTCGTTGTTGTCGTACTTAGCGAGCAAACAACCGCCACAATTATAGTAATAAGTAATTCCGTCTTTATCTTCGGTGTAATCACTATGTTCCCTACGCTCGTTCATGTAGTTGTCGAACTCGCTGAATGAAACATTTGCCTGACCTCTGTCGTTAAAATCTAATGCTGTCATAATGAATTGACTTATCCGTGTTGTCGAGGGCTGAATGTTATTACTTCTGATTCTTAATTCTGCTGCAAAGATACATAAAAGTTTGGATATAGACAAACAAATTCTTGATTTTAACATTAATTTAACACATTGATGGCGAAATATAACAAAAAGAATAGGGAGTGCTCACGCATTCCCTATTTCGTTATCCTAACAATCTTAAAACCTATAAACTAAAAACCTATGAAAAAAAACAATCGTTCTTCTAAATATGAAAAATTTAATTTAAGCTTCCTCTTCTGACAACTGTCTCAACTTCTCGGTGAGGGCATTGTGAACCTCACGCTTATCGTCAAGAGTGACGGTCTGTAGCTTAGGGCAGTTGAACTCCAGTATCTTGATGAAGGTTGACACCTTATCCTTCGGCTCACACTTATACCATGCTGCCATGAAGTCTTCCCAAGCCTCTCTAGAAAAGTCGGCACACAGCTCACGAAACTCCTTTGTGATAGGAGACTCGTACCCTTTCTGCTTACCTCCAGTCTTTGCCCGACCTTTCTCGAACTGACCTTTTGTATTTCTATCTACTGCCATTGACTTAACTATTTTGGTGCAAAGATAGTAATTATTCGGCAAACGGAAACTTTATCCGTTAACTTACCTACCTAAATAAACGGATAAAATACGATTCTCGGATGGTATCAGTATCTTTGTACCATTATAATAATTTTAATTTTCATATATATGATAGGTGCATTAATAGGTGCTGGGCTTGGGCTTGCAAGCAGTATCGCTGGCGGTATAGCTAACCGCAAGGCGAGAAAAAAGCAGGAGCAGATGATTGCCCAGCAGCAGAGAGAAAATCAGGCATGGTATGACCGAACATACAATGCCGACCCGACAAAGCGTGCTGATACCGTTCGATTGCTCACACAGATGCAGGAGCAGATTAAGAACAGAAACAAGGCTGCCAAGGGTAGACAAGCGGTGATGGGTGGTACGGAAGACTCCACTACTGCGGTTAAGGAGGCGAACAACAAGACTCTTGCTGATACTACCTCACAGATTGTAGCTGCAAATGATGCCCGAAAGGATAACATCGAGCAGCAGTATATGAACAGAAAGAATCAGTTACAGAACCAACAGATGAGTATTGATGCTGAGAAGGCTTCTGATACTGCCAATGCGGTGGCAGGTGTGGCTGGTACTGCTGCCAACATCGCTGCATCACTTGATAGTGGTGCTGGTAAGAGCAAGGCTCCGAACATGAATGTGACTCAGGAGCAGTTGAATGGTATTGCCAAGAACCCGAATGATGTTCTCGGCTTGCAAGCTAAGGCAACTTCTCTTCCTTCTCAGGGTGACTTGAATAGCCTTGGTGCTAAACTTCAAAAGATTAAAGCATAGCATATGAAAGCATCAGATATGTTACGTTCAAATAACGGCTTGAAGACAACACAGAGTGTTCTCAACAAGCAGCAGAGTGGGGTGGATGCTGCTCAGAAGGTGGCACAGACTCAGGTTCCAGTCTTCACCCAGCAGCAACTTGATGCGGCTGGCAAGAAGGTTGACCAGATGAATGCTGCCACTCCTCAGAATGAAACACCTACGATGAAGGCGGCTAGAGAGAAGACTATCGCTACTCAACAATCCATCGCCAATGGGGTAGATGTGAATCAGGTTGCGCCAAGTGATGAGGAGGATAAACCATCTGTCCCTATCGTGAAGAAGGAGGAGTCGAAACCTCAGCCCAAGAAGCTATCTTATGCTGATATGTATAAGATTCTGAATCCTGAACTGAATGAGACTGCTGAGCAGAGGGCGAACAGAGAAAAGAAGGAACGTACCAAGGCTCGTATCGCTGCTCTTGGTGATGGTCTCCGTGCGCTATCCAATATCTACTTTGCTACCAAGGGTGCCAAGGTTGTACACAATCCTGAGTCGGATATGACTAAGGCGGTGAATAAACGCAAGGCTTATATGGATTCTCAGAGAGAGAAGAATCGGGCATCATGGCTGGCTGGCTATCAGAGGGCACTCGCTCTTGATGAGGAAGCTCGGAAGAATAACCTGACTCTTGCTGAGCAGATGAGGTATCACGATATGCAGAACGAAATCAACAAGGTGAAGAATGACCAAGGGCAGCAGAGAATTGACCAAGGTAACAGAAGACTTGACTTATCGAAGATGAAATATACCAATGATGCTGAGTATAAAGATAATCAGTTGAAGATTAAGAAGATGCTTGCTGATGGTCAGATAAGCCATTGGGCTGCTCAGGATGCACTTGCTAGACTGCGAGAAGGACGAATTTCTAATAAGGCTCAGAAATCTTCTGGCGGTAACAAAACTACTGCTGGTTATTGGTATGAGTACTACGACCTGATGGACACTCCTGAGGGGCAGAAGAAGATTAATGAACTTAAAAGAAAGTTGAGAATCAAAAATGTTACTCAGACTAACGTGAGATACATCATGGATAGATTGAAAGGAAGAAGTAGTTCTGCTGGAGGTGGTAAATCATCTGCTGGTGGCAAGCATACAACACATAAGGCTGGCGGTTCTTCGGCTGGTGGTAAGAAGAAAACTGGCGTAAAATGGTAACAGAATTGGTAACAAGAATTTGGTAACAAACAAATATATATATCATGGCAGAAAGACCATTATACACTTTATACAAGAATCTGAAAGCACAGAACTATGATGTGCCTGATGATTACAATAAGTTTGAGAGTGCTCTGACAAGAGACGGAAAGGGCGGTGCGGATAACAGACACGCTATCTATGAGAACTTGAAGGCTCAGAACTTTGATGTTCCATCTACTTATGAGCGTTTTTACTCTGCACTCTTTGAACCTCGAAGCAGGACTTCATCAAGGGCGAAGGGCGGTAGTGTTCCTATGAGTGCTGCTGACCGTGCTCGTTTCTCGGCTGGGGCAGCAGCTATCTCGGCTAGTGCTCAGCACACGATGAATAATGCTGGCAGATACAACAGACAGAAACAACGCAAGCAGAAACAGCAGAAGGATTTCGGTCGTGTGAACTTGGGTACACATCAGACTCCTTATGGTGGTGATGCTAACAATGTTGTGAAGGATGATTTCGCTTACAATCCTGAGACTGGCAAGACTGGCGCATACGTTACCTCGAACAATGAGAATGTTTATTCTCTTCCTGAAGCTGAGCAGAGTCAAGCACAGGATATTGCTTATCAGAATGCGGTAGATACAGGTGAGATACCATCTGTTTTAGATGTGCGTGACCAAAATGGTAACTATGACTTGCAGGAGAACATCGGCAAGAATGGAACCTACCTTACTGAGGAGGGTGCTCAAAAGCAGTTTGATAAGAAACTGGCTGATGCCTATGCCCGAAAGAAGGAGATTGAAGCTGCTATAGCGGAAGACCATCGTCTGCATGGCAATCCTCTGCTCTCTTATGGTGCTAGTATTGGTGCAAGTAACGGAAGAACTGCTGAGCAGAGTGACTATAGCAATAAGTTGGCAACCTCCCTCGCTCTGGTCAAGCAGCAAATTGGTGCGCTTGAAGCGGTGAAACAATATCCTACAAGTAGCTGGGGTGAGGATGCCTTGAAGGCTCTTGACAATACTGCATTTACTGCAAAAACATGGGATTTCGGTCTGACTGACTTCGCTACCATGGGGCAGATGGAGCGTATCAAGACAAAGATGGATAACAACATTCCTCTCTCTGGTTCTGATAAGATGCTCCTGAAGAGTAAACTGGGTGCGGATGCTGCTGCGGCTCTCGAAGACGAGAAGATGGGGAACGTCTATCGTTGGACGAAGATTGCAGGGCAGAGTCTCCCATTTATGGCTGACTTCTTCCTGACTGGCGGTTATGGTGGTATTACCAAGGGCATCAGTCGTGGAGCCTTGAAGATTGCTGCTAAGCGTGGCATGGGCAAGGTGGGTGCTGCCATCTTGAAGAACACTGGTATCGTGGCTGGCGATGTTATCGGCTCGTATGCGATGGCAGGAACTGAGCAAGCGTTGAAGACTGGTGCTGACATCATGCAGCGACATCTTGGTAATCTGTATCAGGATGAGAAGGGTGATTATAAGTTTGGAACTTTCGATGAGAATGGAAATCTTCTGCATGATGGTGGTGAGTCTATTGGTACTGCTCTCTATAAGGGTATGACCTCTGCTATGGTAGAGAACTATACTGAAAAACTCTTCGGTCACAACTATGGTATCAAGAAGGGTGCTGTCAACTTCATGGAGAAACATGGTATGAATGCTTCTGCTGAGTTCTTCAAGAATATCGGCAAGAGTGGACTGTATACCAATTCCAAGAAGTGGATGGAAAAGTTCGGTATCAATGGTTTCGCTGAGGAAGTGATGGAGGAGGAAATTGGTATTCCTCTTCATGCCCTGCTGGATGGTGAAGGTAATGTGAGCGACCTTCTTGATGCTAAGCAGCAACTCGACATCATCGGTGGTATGGCTATCTCTGTTGGCTCTATGTATGCGATGGGTGCTGGCTCCCGACCAGTAAAAGGTATCTACAATCGTGCTCAGTACTACCGATTCCGTAATAAGGTGAACGTGGCTGATATTGATGCTCAGAACCTGATGGGCGATAACTGGGCAGACATAAAGGATAAGATAGACAACGCAACTAATGAGCAGATGGGTAGTGTGCTGGCTGATGTTCTCAGACAGAGAGATACCATGAACAAGGAACAGATTAATGCTGCTGTTAACTATGGTGTCAACCTGATGAAGATGCGTGGCTACAATATTGCCAAGACTGCTGAAATGAATGCCAAGGAGATAACTAACGAACCAACAACACCTGAGGAGCAGCATCAGGCAGATATTGACAATGCTTATTCTGAGGGGCATGATGCTGATGATGCAGACAAACATGATATTCAGATTCAGCAGGAAGACCAGATGAAGACTCTTGCAGCAGCATTGGGTATCTCTGAACAGCAGTTATCTGCCATGAGTGACGAGGAACTGGAATCCATGACTGGGCAGGATGATAAACTTGACCAAGCTATCTATGACTACCAGTTGTCTTCTGCCCGATACCAAGGTGTGGTTGATGATGCACAAGATAAGGTTGACCTCGCTGCTCATCAGGCAGAACAGAGAGTTGATATGTACACAGACCAGAGTCGTGGTTCTGTCCGTAACGCTACTATCAAAGCATCAGGCGGTTTGGAAGACTATGGTGTGTACATTATCAGTGGTAATATTGCTACTCATGATGATGGCTCCATTGATGTAAGCAATAGCGATGATATGATTCTCTATTATGACCCGACAACCAATAGCGTTGAACATGCAGATGCGTTGATGTTCGCTGAACTGGGTGAAGAACTTCCTGCTGATGATGTGAAGGCTCAGGCGGTAGCTGATGCAAAAGAGAATGCTATCAAGGAAGTGGCTGGCATCATTGATGGAACCGTTGAGGTTGGCTCCCAGTTCAATGTAACTGATACTGATGGTACTGAACATACCTATGAGGTGTTAGCTGACTATGGTGATGGTACTGCTGCTATTTCTATAGATGGTAACGTGGTGGAGAATCCTTATTCGCTTGCAGACTTGCAGAAGATGAAAGACTTGGAAGACCAGAAGAGACTGGAAGCTGCCAAGGCTGAGCGTGAACAGATGGAGAAAGAACGTGCTGAACAGCAGAATCAGGAGACTGAGCAGTCTCAACCTTCGTTTGACTTCAATCAGATTCTAAATGATAATGGTAACGTGGTGCTCGTTGATGTGCTCGACAAGGATGGTAATACCAAATATCCTGACTCTAGATTGTTCCTCATTCGTGATGCTGGTGCCAAGGCTAAGGTAGTGGAGTTGAAGAGTGATGGAACAATCGTTCCTCATGCTGTGAACAAAGAAGATGTGGCAACAATCTCTTCTATGTCGCTCGATGAATACAAACAAGCTATTCCTGAATCCTCAATGATAGAGGATAATAGTGGAGAAGAATCTGATGAGGATTCTCAGCTTGCAAATCTCGGTTTGCCTAAAGGTAGCGAGATATGGATGATTGGCGATGGTTTCGGAAGACCAAAGGAAAACACTCTATCAAGAGTTGTCGGTATTGATGAGCAGGGCAGTATCATCCTCGAAGATAAGGATGGTAAAAAATGGTCTGCATCATTTGATTATATCAACAACCATCGTGAGCTTCCACCTTTGGATGAGAATACCAATATCGTTAATGAGGAGAATAATCAATCGGAATCAAATGCCGAGGAGAATACTCCTGCTCATGAGCAGACTCCTGCCATTACCCTTGAAGATGGAACCATCGTGCCTATGCTGGAGGATGGCAATCCTGACTTCTCGAAGCTGACAGCCGCACAGACTGCTGAGTTGTATGATACTCAGTTCGGTGAGGATGCAGATAGTATCGTATCTGGATATGTGTCTGATGCAAAGAAGGCACTTGACAAGGCTAGCAACATGACCGTGAAGGGTAAGACTTTCGTGGAACAGAAGGCTGCCAAGGATGCCAAGGAGAAGGCGATTGCTGATGCTCAGGCGGCTTATGACTCTGCTATCGCTATCCGTGATGCTTATAATGAGCGACAACTTGCCAAGGTGGAAGATACTGCTGAGGGCAGAAAGGAACTCATTGAGAAGGCAAGAAGAAAGTTCGCTCGCTTGAAGAGTGCGGTGAAGGATGATGCTGAGGCTGTATCACAACTCTATAGAGAAACTATCGGTTCTCTCCTTCATCGTCTGTATGATAGTACTGGCATTGACGTTACTGATACAACTCCGCTTACTGCTGAGGAGTATGTGGCTAGCAACCTCGGTGCTCACTCTCTAAACTATGAGGGTACAGATACAAGCAAGGGTGTTAAGCAAGAGACTGGATTGAGCAGAGAAGACTTTGCCAAGACTCAGTTGCTCGCTGCTGATGGCAAGGGAACTACTATTGATGCGCTCGTTCATAGTTTGTGGGAGAATCGTCCATCCAACCTTGAATCACTAGACACTCAGGATATTCGTAATGCTCTTATCGGTGTGCTGAATAGCGGTTTTAAGGCATCGGAAGCAAGGAATTTTGTTGAAAATATTCGCATTGCTCAGGCAGAGAACATACTTGAAGAGCAGAAACGTGCTCAGGAGAATGCAGCGTATGCTGAACAGCACAAGGCTGAGCCAGAGGCTGAGTTGCAGGCGAAGTCGGATGAAAAGGCTGAGTTGCAGGCGAAGTCAGAGGAGAAGTTGGATAATGAATCGTCTAATGAATCTAATGATTTGTCTAATGAAACGGATAATGAGAAGAAAAATGACAAAATAAATGATAATATAAATGTTCCTGAGGATGCTACTGATGAGAATCCTTTAGGCGCACAGCGTGATGAATCAGACCTTCCTTTCTCTGCTAAGGAGAATGGCAAGCAGCAGACAACTGCCGAGCGTACTGCTGACGTAGAGAAGAACAAGGTGGATGATATGAAGGTCGTTGATAATATCGTTGGCGAGAAGACTCGCAAGGCTTTCGAGAGACTGGCTAAGATGATGGGTGCTAACATTCAATGGCAGTACTCAGACAAGTTGGGCAACGGATGGATTCAGGAGACTACGGATGCCGATGGCAACGTTAATCGTACCATCTTTATCACTCTTGACTCTTCTATCACGGAAGGTGCTCAGTTTATATTCGGTCACGAAATGACTCACCAAATCAAGAACCTGAACCCTGCTGCATACAATGAGTTGACTCAGCTTGTGCTCGAAACCTATGGCTCTGATGTCTTCGACAAGGCGGTAGATGAGACTATGAATAGATATTCCGATGCTGGATTCTCTGGACGTGCTAGAGATTACTATTCTGAGGAGGTTGTTGCTGATGCGGTAGGCGAAATGATTCGTGACCTCAACTTGGCTCACACTCTCGCTATGAAGATGTCTCATCCTCTGCTCGCTGCTATCCATGAGATATTGCAGAAGATTAAGTTGGCATTCTTTGGTACTGAGTATAGCGATGTGACCAAGAACATCATCCGCTCTATCGAACAAGCCTACGTGAAGACTGCCAAGGGTCAGGTGACGAACTCCGAGACTGGCGAAGATGTTTCATACTCTCTCCGTCAAAAGCCTGAACCTAAGAAGAAGGGTATCGGTTACAAGGTATTCGTGCTAAAGGATGGCAAACTCTATCCACCAATGGTAGCGAACCCTGATGGTGCTGCTACTCCAGTTGGTGTATGGCTCGATGCTGATGCGGCTCCTATTGCAGGAGAAAGCAAGACTGGCAGACCTCAGGTTAAGCAGGGCGGCAAGGGTACACAAGGCGGTAGCGGTAAGCTAGCCTATAGACCAGGCTGGCATCTTGGTGTTGTGCCTTATGCTATTCAGTTCAACCGCAAGGATGCTGATGGCAATAAGACTCTCTTCCCTAAGAACTTCGTCTTCGCTGAGGTGGAGTATGCTGCTGATGTTGATTATCAGGAGGAAGCTCGCCAAGAGGGTATCAATCCATCGGGCAAGTATCAGCATTCATTGGCTGGCTTGAAACATCTGCCTACTGATGGATATTATATGTATCGTACCAACCCGAACCCTGAGACTGACCCTTGGGTGATTACTGGTGCGATGAAGGTGAACCGTATCTTGACCAGAGCAGAGCAAGCGGAACTCGTGAAGAACGCTGGTCGTGAACCTCAGCAGATTCAGGAGGGCGATATTGTTACTGATGATGTTGTGAACAGCATCAATCAGGAGATAGATGATGCTCCTAAGTTCTCACTGAAGGTGTATCATGGTAGCGGTGCTGACTTTACTGAGTTTGACTTCGACCACATGGGCGAGGGTGCTGGCTCCCAAGCATTCGGTTGGGGTGGCTATGTTACTTCATCAAAGAAGATTGGTAAAAGCTATGCTGAGGTAGGTCAACAGAGTGCTGAAAGCAGACATGCCTATTCAGAAGATACACCTATTGAAGCTGCTGTAAGTTCTATCTTAGGGCAAGATATGTACAACAAGCAAGCAAAAACGTTTGAGCAGAAAAAGGCTCAGGCTATTAAGAATGCAGAAAACTCTATTGCTAGCTTTAGTGATATGCTCAAAAACTCGAATGAACTTGACGAAAAGGGCAAGAAGTTCTTGCAGAAGAGCATAGAGAATGATAAAAAGAAACTAGAAGTGCTTCGTATTTTGACTGAGGAGCAGTATAAAGAGGAGTATATAAAACAAGGTCGTGCCAAGAATCTCTATGAGGTTGATATACCTGAGGATAATGGCAGCAACTACATTGAGTTCTACGAAGATGCTACCCCTGAGTTTAAAGAACAGATTAAGGGTGTGTTGTCAAATGGTCTCCCTTCTGAATTGAAGGAAATGACAGAGTACAAAGAGGCTGAACGGAAATTCTATGAGGAGAACGGAACGGACGAATCGTTTGAGAAGTCTCTTATTGATGATGCTCTGTTTGAGTTGGAGCGTAGAAAAAGTAATGGCGATGCTTATAATGCTTTGTCTGTTGCTGTTGGCGATAAGTTGGCAAGTAAAATCCTTTCTTCGCTCGGATATACTGGCATTAAATATCCTGCTGGAACCATCATGGGTGGTGCAGAGGAAAATGATACCAACTATGTTATCTTCAAGCCTGAGGATATGAGAATCACAGAGCACACCAAGTTTTCGTTGAAGACTTATCACGGAACAGGAGCGAACTTTGACCGCTTTGATACTTCACATGCCTATGAAGGTGCTGGCTCAGAAACTTTCGGTCATGGTATTTACGTGACTAAATCGGATAAAATCGGTGCATCCTATGCTCTGAACGCTAAGGTAAAGAAGATAAAGACTCCAAAGGCTTTCAAGGCTATCAAGAATGGTGATAATTGGTTCGGTAGATTCATTGATAATGCTGTGAGAAGTTCTTTCTATAAGGCAAAGAAGGAAACTTTTAACAGAATGGATGAACTTATCAAGGAGGATGAGAATATCGTCAATGACGAGACTGAGCCAGAGTGGAAAAAAAATGCAGCACAGAAGGAGTTGGCTGATTTCGATAAGTTGAAGTCTTTGTTTGAGGGCTTGACAGAGGAAGATATTCCTTCTTTGAAACGTGCCAAGTCTAACAGATACGAGGTAGAGATACCTGATGATACTGGCAACAATTACCTTGATTGGAACAAACCAATGAAGAAGGAGCAAAAGAAGATTGTTCGTGAAGGTTTGGAGAAACTAGGTGTTTATGTTGATAGGTTGGTACGCAATGGTTACTCACTTGACAAAAACTTTGGCGATGTTTACAATGGGCTGTTGTATTATGCGTTGAATGGAACAAAGTTTGAGGAACGTGACAGTTTTGTGGCATCTAGCAACTTCCTATCTTCACTCGGCTTTACAGGTATCAAGTATTATGCTGGTACGATATGGGGTGGAGCGAAAAAAGGTGACTTGAACTATGTGATATTTAATGAGGATGATGCAAAGATAGTTGGTAACACTAAGTTTTCGTTGAAGTCAAAACCAGTTCGCTTTGAAGCTGGAAAGAAACTCAGCGATGAAGAGAAGAAGGAAGTTCTTTCTACATTGAAGGATGCCTATAAGGTGAATGGTGTTCCTTATCACATCGAAGAGACTGCTGGCGGCAAGGAGAAGAAAGTGTATGAGCCTACTGCTGATAGCTATGTTGTGAGCGATATAACTAATCGTCCACTAAGATACTATATCACTTTGCCTGATGGTCGTGTGGCTCATCCTACTGAGGTATATCCTAATATCTCGGACAATGAAGTGAAGTCTTCTGCTACTAAGCAGGGGTTGCTTGATGATGAGGCTGACCAGATTGTTAGTGCTGCCATTGGCAACATGAATGGTATTTCCGACAATGCCAAGGCGGTAGAGGTGCTGACCGAATTACAGAATCTCCCACATGAGACACATGATGTAGGCTACGGCTTGAATAATGCCCAGTCATACAACTACAAGACTGGCATCTTCACTTCTGATGCTGGACAAGCTATAGATTATGTGGTAAGACGAATGAGAAGAAAGGAAGATGTTCCTACCGAGATTCCTGCTGCTTTGAAGAAGGCGGTAGCTGATAGCTATGGTATGGTTGATAACCTCATTGATGGCATGAGCAGCACTAAAGTTTGGGCTGCTAAAAAGGAAACTTCGGCAAGCGACAAGAGGACAGACACTGCAGCTACTTCGTTGGAAGGTGACACAGCTCTCTCCCAAACCGAAGGTTCTGCTGCAAAGATAGACAATTCTTCTGAAACTGCCAAGGAAAATGGCGAAAAAGTTGATGTTGAGGCTCCAAAAACTTTCGATGAGTTCCTGAATCATCCTTCTTTGAAGTTCTCAATCAAGAATGAGCAGCAGAGAAAAGCGGCTGAGGATGCTTATGAATATGCTTCCAAACTTCGTCCAAACAAGTCTTCTCAGTATGCTCTGGTGGATATGAGCAATCCTTCAAGTTCTCCTGAGTATTACGAGAAGAAAGTATTGGCTGACCGATGGAGACGATTCTATAACAAGGCGGTTCATAATGAATTGGATGATGTGTATAAGGATGCTTGGGGTAATTACAAACTCTTTGACCTTGACCGACCTTTTGCTGACCAAGTGAATGAGGTGAAGGGTGATGTTCCTGACGAGTTCAATGCTCCTGATGTGGTGGCAAACAAAAATGCCGACAACGAAAGTGGTGCTGAGTATCATGAATACAAGCAGGACGAACCATCGTCTATTACTTATAAGGATAGATATAAGGCTTTCAAGCAACGTGAGGCTAACAAAGAGAAGACTGCCGGATTGAGAAAGGAACGGAATGAAGTCGAGGATGTCTACAAATCAAAGAGCGAAGAGCGTGTTGAATACAACAAGCAACTGATGAAGGAGTATATGGACGAGCATGGTTTGTCTTCTGAAAACGATATTCCTTATGATGTTTGGGATAATTTGAGAAACAAATCTTTCGAGAAGTATCAGGATGAGTTGGATAGTCTGTTTAATAAGTATAAGGACTTAGATAAACAGATTAAGGAAGTAGCGGAACCTCGTTTCTCTTTGAAGGATGAAAAAACTCTTGCAGGAGTTCATAACATTACTGAGGAGAAGCTGAGAAAGGCTTTGAAACTGGGTGGCTTTGCCAATCCTTCTTTGGCTGTTATTGATACCAACAAGAGTGGTCACAACAACTTTGGAGAGATTTCCTTCATCGCTCCTTCTGCTCTTTTGGATAAGCGTACTGGCAAGACTGGTGGTACATGGATAACTGATGCCTATACTCAGCGTTATCCTTCCGTAGAGCGGCAAATGAGCGAAAAGGGCAGTCAGAAGTTTGAAGACTGGGTTGACAGCCTTGAATACCCTAGTGCTGCTAAGGCAGAGATTAAGAGACAGACAAAAGATGTACTGGAAGACAATGGTGTTCCTGCTTGGGAGTTGATGTATCTTAAAGAAAAGGGAATTGATATTAAAGCGTATGATTCTAATGTTGATTATCGCTGGAAAGAGATTATCAATGACCATCCTACTGCCGAGGATATTCTGAGCAGTATGCAGAATGACCCTGAACTGAACGAAAAGGTTACAAGTCTGGCTAAGCATGCCATCATTTACCCTACATGGGAAAAGATTTCTTTGGAGGTAAGAAGAAAGATGTATGAGGAGACTGGCGTTAAGGCTAGCCCTATCAATCCACAAGTAAGAAAACAGACTAAGGAAATCTTTGAGCGTGACTATAAATCAACCTTGCTTAACAAGGACGGAAGTCCAAGAAAAAAAGATGTGAAGAAGGTTGTTGAGGATATTGTGAAGGAGCATAACGATACCAAGAAGTATGACTTCTATCTGTCTAAGGTGAAGGCTAGTAATTACGTCAACAAGAATGGTCTTTATGATGATTATATCAGATGGCAGGAGAACAAACTGGATGAGTTCGGAACGAAAAACCGTATCTTCCGTGGATATACTAGGGATGGTTCCCGAAAGTATGTGCCTGAGACTCTTGAAAATGTTTCAAAGGCTATGAGGGAAGAAGCAGATGGGCAGACCAATGGAAGCGAATATACCTCGTTTGGTAGCTTTATCGCAAAGTTGGCTAGTCGTGTTGATTCTACAGACGAAATGCGTGCCAACAAGGATAAGTTGTCTTCTAATAAGGATAAGGAAGAATTTTACGAGAAATGGAGTGAGGTTTATTATGACCTTGCCAAGTTCTTGTATAATGATGTGTTCTATGGTGAGCAGAGACTTCACGATATTGTATTGCAGTCTGACCCTAAGAAGTATGCCAAGAAAGAATATGGCATTACCCTTACTCATACCTTCATGAAGAAACTGGATGCCTTGAAGAATGCAGTACAGACAGAGTTGAAGAGTGCGTACTTTGAGACTAAGTACAACAGACCTCTCCGTCTAAACGAGTTTGCTGCTGTTGTGGTTCCTGACAACTTGGGCGAAGATGTACGCAAGGGCATAGAGAATGCTGGCTTACCGATGTATAACTATGACCCGAATAAGGAAGGTGACCGCAGTCGTGCCTTCAATGAAGCTATCAATAGCAGCGACAATATTCGTTTCTCTCTGAAAGAAGAAAAGGAGAAGATTGTTGCTGATGCCAAGGCAAACGGAACCTATATGACTGCTCCTAATGGTGAGAAGACCAAACTGGATGCTGAACAATGGGCAACCGTCCGTACTACCAACTTCAAGAACTGGTTCGGTGATTGGGAGAATGACCCTGAGAATGCTTCCAAGGTGGTGGATGAGAATGGTGAACCTATGGTGGTTTGGCATGGCAGAAGTGCCGAGTTCAACACCTTTGAGAAGAAGGAAGGTGTCCGCTTTATCATGGGGCTTGAAGACAAGGTGAAGGCAGAAGGATTCTTCTTCTCTCCTGATAAGGGCTTAGCTGAGGAATTTGCATCCAATTCGTCTAGACATCGTGGCGGCAAGGCTAATGTGGTTCCTTGCTTCCTGAATATCCGAAGACCGATGGATTTGACTGGCGAAGACTATGATAGAATCTACGAAGATGTGACTGGCTGGGAGTACATGGTGGGCATGGACACTCAGGACAATCTTTGGGGTATCATGGATGAAGAGGGCATGGCTGACAAGATTAAGGAGAAAGGCTATGATGGAGCCATCTTTGTTGAAGAGGTGGATGATAGCTATGAGCCTACCAAGATTTCCTATTGTGCTCTGGATGCCAACCAAATCAAGTCTGCCGAGAATAACAATGGTGATTTCTCTGCCGACAACAATGATATTCGTTTCTCTCTGAAATCTATGATGGATAAACCTGAGGGATGGAAACAAGCCAACAAGAAGGCTATACATATTGCAGAAGCTATAGAGCGTGACCCTAAGTTTTCCTTGAAGAACCTTGATGGAACTCTCATTAAGGCTGGAACATACTTTAGCGGTGGCGGTCTTGTTGAGGAAGGCTTGAAGGGTATCATCGACCCAGTGGTTGCAGTGGAGTATGACGAGAAAATAAGCGGTGTGTATCGCAACAACTTCGGACAGCACATCGTTACTGCTGATGTTCGTGATGTTGACCCTAAGGAGTTGGTGAAACAGATTGATGGCGAGGTGGAGTACTTCCATGCCAGCCCAGTCTGCAAGAACTACTCTCAGGCGAAGAGTAACCATGCTGAGGTGGAACTTGACAAGGAGACTGCTGCTAGCACTGCCGAGTTCATCAATGCTATCAAGCCAAAGGTGGTGACCATTGAGAACGTGAAGGGCTACAAGGATTCGGATGCGATGAAGACTATCACCGATGCTCTGGATGCCAATGGCTATACTTGGGATGCAGATGTGTATAACGCTGCGGACTATGGAGGCTACACCAACCGAGAGAGATTGATTGTCCGTGCGGTTCGTGATGGCAAACTCCCTGCCAAGCCTGAGAAGATGGCACACAAGAGCGGATGGTATGAAGCTGTGGCTGATATTATCCCGACCTTGACCGAGAAGAAGAATGGTGTGGCTCCTTGGATGGATATTCGCTTGAAGGCTGATGGCATTGACTGGCGGAACATTGACAAGCCATTGTATGTGATTGGTAGTGCCTATGCTGACGGAAAGGTTCCTCATGCCTTCGCTGATGAACTGCTGCCAACACTCAGAACGAAGAGTGGTGACGTGATTGTGATGCCTGATGGCAAGGTATATCGTGCCATGGGCAGAGTGCTCGCTAGAGTATCAGGAGTGAGCGATGATTATAAGATGCCATTCTCCGAGAATCTGAGCCATACCATCATCGGCAACGGAATACCTACCCAGTTGACGGAACATGTTATTGCTCCTCTGCTTACTGGCTCTGACCCTAAGTTTAGCATCCGTGCCTATCATGGTACTGGTGTTAGCTTTGACAAGTTCGATTTGTCTCATGCTTTGGAAGGCGAGGGAAGTGAGACATTCGGTCATGGTGTGTATGTTACCAACTCTAAGGAGATAGGCGGTGAATATGCTAAGCGTGGCAAAGAAAACAAGATAAGCGAATGGTTAAGCAATGATAAGAATATTCCAAATAAATATCGTAATAACGAGAATGTTCTTGATGATTACAAGCATATTGCAAGGGAAATAGCATATGGCAAGTCTTTGAATGAGTTGAAGGCTGAGGCTGAACGTAGCTATAAGGTGGAAACTGATAACATAAAACAGAAGATTAATGTTTGGGAACATGGTGAGGAAAATCCACGTAGCTATGAGATTTATTTCTATCAGAACGACTTGGAAGATACTCCTGAAAATAGGGAGAAATATCGAAAGGAGACGATAGATGGCTACAAAGAAGACCTTCAACTATACGATAATATGATTAAAGCTGTGCGTGGAATGAAGGAAGAAGACTTTGCCAATGTACCAAGAGGATTTCTCTATGATGTTGATATTCCTGATGATAATGGTGAAAATTACCTTGGATGGAATGAGTCTCAAAACTTCCCATTGGAAAAATGGTACAGACTATGGGAGATAACCCATCATGGTTTTAGTGATAACGAGTATTTCAATGATGGTGGAGCGAGATATGATAAAGATAGGATTGAGCGTATCATCCAAATGAAACTTGATTCTCCTGAGAACGGCATGCAGAATCTTCCTACATTAAAAGGTGAAGAACTTTATCATGCTTTGGAAGACTTCTTCAACCGTGAAAGACCTTCGTATGGTGCAGAATTAGCGTCAAGGGCTTTGAGTGAAATAGGTTTTGTCGGCATCAAGTACCATGCTGGTCTTATTCATGGAGGTGTTGAGGAAGGCGATTACAACTACGTAATATTCTATGAGAACAATGCCAATATCGTGGGTAATACCCGATTCTCCTTGCGCTACGACCAGTTTGAGCATGACCTGAACCAGTGGAAGAAGGATAATAATCTGCCAAAGGATGCCCAGCGACCAACTATCCCACAACGAAACGCTGGAGAGAGTGCCGTTAACTTCCTGAGAAGAGTGGACGAGTACCGAAAGCAGATGGCTCTGTGGAAGACTGCTCCAACCTACGAGCAGCATCTTCTGAGTGATGATACTGCCCTTGGTGAGTTCAACCGAGAGTTGCAGCGTGGTTCTGTGCTCAAACGTATCGCCTTCCAAGATAGTATGCTGGCTATCCGTAAGGCTCAGGAAGCTATCATGAAGGAAGTGGGTGTTGACCGCCTGAATATGGCTGAGGATGCCTATACTGCCGAGAACCGCAGTCATGGCAAGGGAAAGAACGAGTTTGAGGAGTACAACAATGAGTTCTTGCAGCCATTGAGAAAGGCTTATCATCAGATGAAGAAGATACTGGGTGATAGCTATGATAATGTCCGTATCTACATGATGGCTAAGCATGGTTTGGAGCGTGATGCACAGATGGCTTTCAAGAAGTCTCTGGAAGCTGACTATGAGGACGTGGCTCAGAGAAGTGCTGCATACAAGGCTTACAAGGGTGATATGAACCGTATCATTAATGATAGCGACCTAGAGTTTGGCAGAGTAGACTTCACTACTTGGAGACAGAGAGACAATGCACTAAGGGTGAAATATTCTCCATCATATATGGACTATCGCTACGACAAGAATGGTATTGTCTACGATTACTCAGGTTTGTCTGCTCTCTTTGACGGCTCAGACTTTGAGGAAGCTGCCCACAAACTGGTAAAGGATATTGAGAGTAAGTATGTAGCTGAGACTCACAATCTCTGGGATGCAACGAATGCGGCTACCAAGAAGGTTCTCCGTGATGGCTATAAGGCTGGCATGATGAGCAAAGATACTTATCAGTATGTGCGTGATATGTATAGCCATTATATTCCTCTCCGTGGCTGGGATGGCACTACTGCCGACCAAGTATGGGACTATATCGGTGGCGGCAAGGGTGCTTTCAATCAGACCTTGAAGAAGGCACACGGACGAACCTCTATCGCTGATGACCCTATCGCCTACATCGAGAACATGGCAGAAAGTGGAATCCTGCTGAACAACAAGAACTGGGTGAAACAACACCTGATGCTCTTGGCTCAGAATCATCCGACCTCTCTTCTTACCCTTAGCAAGGCTTGGTATGTGAAGAGTGTGGATGATAATGGCAACGAAGAGTGGATTCCTGCTACACCTCAGATTACTTCTCAGATGAATAGCAATCAGGTGAAAGCTGCCATTGATGCTTTCGAGAAGAAGATGGAGCAGATGGCGCAGACTGGCGATGCTACCCAAAAGAGAGACGGCTTGAATATTGCCTATCCTCAGACTCATAGCGAGGAGAGAGAACATGAGGTGCGAGTGATGAAGGATGGCGAGGAGTATGTTATCTACGTGAATGGTGACCCTCAGTTGGCTCAGGCGATGAACAATACCAGAGCACACCGAGTAAGAGAGATTCAGAGCGGCAAATTGGATAGGGCTGCTGCTTGGTTGGGCAGAAAGATGGCTGCTGCCTATACCAGTCTTTCACCTCTCTTCATCCCTTCCAACTACTTCCGAGACCTGACCATGACGCTGGCATCTACCGCTATTCGTGAGGATGGAAGATACAACTATCTGCTTAGAAAGAATCTTGCTACCTCTTGGAATCTTGGTTTCATGTTGAGAGACTATCAGAACGGCAAGTTGAGAGAAAAGGTAAGCAACGGAAACGCTACTCCAAAGGAACAGATGTTCTATGACTTCATGATGAATGGTGGCGAGACTGGCTTTGTCTCTTCGCTTGATGTGGAAGACTTGAAGAAGAAATTCAAGAATGACTTGAAGGATTTGGATAGATGGAAGGCGAACCCAGTAAAGGTAGGGCATACCATTATGGATAGTATCGAGTTCCTGAACAGAATGATTGAGGATAGTAACCGATTTGCGGTTTACATGACTTCTATTCAGTATGGTCGTTCCATTGATGAGGCTGTGAATGATGCCAAGGATGTTACCTTGAATTTCAACCGAAAGGGTACTGGCGAATACGGCTGGCAGATGATTAGAAATCTTTATCTCTTCATCAACCCAGCAGTACAGAGTTTGCAAACCTTGGGTGCGCTTGCCAAGCATCATCCATTTAAGTTCACGGCTGTTACTGCATCATGGTTGGCGAGTGGCGTGCTGGTTCCTATCGTTAACGCTGCCCTGATGAGTCTGTTGGGCGGTGATGATGATAAGGATAAGTACTGGCAGTTCACCAAGTGGGATAGACGAAACAACCTGATTATGTGGGTTCCGTTTACTCATGAGTATGTGAAGATTCCGCTTGCTCAGGAGTTCCGTGCCTTTTATGGAATAGGTGATATGATTGCATCCAAGATGATGGGTGGAGAGTTGGCTGAGGAGAGTTGGAGCCAGTATGCAGAAGACTTGCTCGGTCAGGTAGTGGATATGTTTCCGCTTGACCCTACTGGTTATGATGGCAATATTGCTGTCAGTCTGATGCCGAATGCTATTCGCCCAGTCTTTGAGTTGGCTTTCAATGTAGACTTTACTGGCAAGCCATTATTCAAGGACACAGAGTACAACAAGTATGACCCGAACTTTACCAAGGCATACGTGGGCACTCCTGATTGGTTGGTTCGTATATCAAGGATGGTTAACTCAATCGGAAACGACTATCCTGATGTGCAGCAGAACAGTATTGATGCCTTTGGAGACCCAAGGTATAATCTGAATAACCCTGCTGTGGTTGACCATGTATTGTCTTCTTATCTTGGTGGTGCTTACACCATGGGCAGTCAGGTTCTTGGTGTTCTTACCAAGTCACTCAATGACCCGAAGGAAATCAAGGTGGCTGATATTCCATTGTTCAGCAAGTTCGTCAGCAATCCTGATGATAGACCGGTTACTAAGAAACAAGGTGATGAGTTCTGGAATATGAAGGAGAACCATGACCGAGCAGCCAATACCCTGAGCAAGTTGAAGAAACAAGCTAAGGTGGATGGAGATTACTCTATGCTGGAGCGGTTCTACGGCTCTGAGGAGTATAAGCAGTACAAGCAGGATGATGTGAAGGTGAAGAAGTATGAGGAAGACAAGAAGAAGGAACGTGCTGAGGAGAGTGGGGAGGAGTCTAGACCTCACAAGTTGAATGCCGAGGATATATACAAGGTTCACGCTACTCCGAAGGACGATTTTGAGGACTTGAAGCTGAAACAACTCTACACCAAACTGAACGGATTCAAGTCTGCCTATGACCTATTGGTTGATACGGCTCCTAGTCAGAGCGATGCCTACTACAACATCAACAAGGCAGCCATTGATGCCATTGACGAGATTTCTCTTGATAAGCAGGAAATATCCGAGTTAAAGAAAGGTTTCTTGGATGATGGCAAGGATGCCTACAACGCTGAGGACATGAAACAGATTCGTGACCTGAGAAAGAAGATTCTTGCTGTGCTGGAGAAGGCTAACAAGGTGGTTGTGGCTAATCAGAAGGCGAAGGCTGAGAAGTAATACATATATGACTATCCCCTGAAAGTGCTAGGCTTTCGGGGGATAATTGCTTTCAATCTGAAACTTTTTACCTCTATTTCTTGTGCGAATCTAACAATCTGTAAATATTTATAAAGTTTAACTATTAAAAATATCCTAAATTGTTATGTTCTCATTATTCCTTTTTATATTTGCAGCATCTAAGAACATCTGAATCTCAGGTGATTACATCAGCAAAAGAATATCCAATTATTATAAACTTAAAAAATGAAGGCTTATGAAAAAAGATGAAGACGAAGACCTACGAGTCAAGAAGTTAATTGGAGAGATAACTAAGTTACTCCCTGAACGAAGCAAGATTAAGACTGACTTGTTTTATTTCAAGTATGCGCCTATATTGGTCATGCTTTTCAGATGGTATGGTATATCTCAGTTCTATGACAACAAAATGGAGATAACACTATGGTACGAAGAGAATGAGGAACCTATCTGGTTCTTCTACTTCATCACTTACATTCTTTACCCGATTTCTCTTTGGAAGGGTCAGGTGTTGCACCGGTTGTGTGTAGAGTGGCGCATTCCGATTCTCTATATTGCAGGAGTCAATGTGATTCACGTCATGTATGATTCCATCGTTATCACGAATCAGATGTACTATTGTGATATGTTCCTGATTACACTCATTTTAATTATATATGCTTATGTCGCAATTAGTAAATTACAGCATCATCGAAGCTGGACTTCGTGCTCTCGCTGATAAGGCTCACGAATCAGCAGTTGCCCAAGCGGAAGGCAAGCCTATCCCTTGCGGTCTGTCGGAAGGAGATATGGAACTTGTGGCACTCCTTACTGCCATGATGAATGATACACAAGCTAACAAGGGATGGTGCGCTCACGAAATGGGCAAGTCTATCTCATCCTTTGAAAAGTATGTTCACGATGGCAAGATACCCGAAGGCATCCACGACCAGTTCGGGCATGAGAAGAAGTGGAATAAGTCGCTCATCCGATACTTTGCCAACAAGAAGGCTTTCTTCCGCAAGCTATCACGAAAGTATGGCATAAACCTCTAGAAACAGCAACACCTTATTATATATAGGAGAGACCCAATCGCCCCTCCTGTATATTTATGACCTTTTCCGTAACCATAAATCTTTGCTAATCACACACTTATACAATCTTTTACGAGTTTATCTATATCTATCCATATTATTCGTAACTTTGTGCTCGTAACGTTACGTAGTATTAATCAATTAATGTTTAACAAAAGATTCAGGATAATATGGAAAGTAAAACGTATGTATTCGGAAATGAAGGCTCTACATCTAACAATGGGATGCTCGGTCTTCTTGCACCTCTGCTCCAGAAGCAGGGTGTTGACCCTAATGTCCTCCTTGCCATGAAGGGAAACAATGGTTTCGGTGGCGAAGGTGGATGGTTCATGTGGGTAATCTTCCTTTTCTTCCTCATGGGCTGGGGAGGTAACGGCTGGGGAGGTTTCGGCAATAATGGTCGTGGTGGTCTCGCAAACGAGATTAACAATGACTATGGTCGTGGTCTCCTGATGGATGCCATCGGTGGTAACCGAAATGCGCTCAGCAATTTGGCTACTCAGTTGAACTGCACCGAAGGTCAGATTCAGAGTGCCATTTCTGCATTGACCTCTCAGGTTCAGAATGTAGGTAATCAGGTTGGTATGAGCGGTATGCAGACCATCAATGCTTTGCAGCAGGGTAATATGCAGATTGCTCAGCAGATTGCAAACTGCTGCTGCGAGAACCGCTTGGCTATCTGCCAGCAGACTGGTACTTTGCAGAATGCCATCAACAATGTAGCTAATGGTCAGGAGCGTGGCTTCTCCAATGTGGCTTACGAGACTCAGAGACAGACTTGCGACTTGCACAACGCTATCAAGGATAGCACTCAGACCATCGTTGACGGTCAGAAGCAGGCTGAGATGAGAGAAATGCAGAACAAGATTGATGCTCTGCGTGAGGAGAACAGCACCTTCAAGTCTTCTGCAATGACCTCTCAGATTGTTGGTCAGGCGGTGGCTCCTATCAATCAGGTGTTGGCTGGCTTGCAGAACGAGGTGGCTGGTATCAAGTGTAAGTTGCCTGAGACCGTGACTACTCCTTATAGCCCATTTACTGCGGTTCCTAACTGCGTGGCTTATCAGGCTGGTTTGTATGGACTGAATGCTGCAAACAATGCAGGATTCTGGGGTTAATAAGGAAAGGAGGCTGCTATGTTTTGGTTAAGACCATTTACATGGGTGAATCGTAATGGTTCGGCAGCTATCGCTTCAACGGGCGTGGCGGTGAACACCAACAATGTTGTTTTCTCGTTCAAAAACCACGCCTTCCTGAATGCCAGCTATAGAGGAACGATTTTCGTGAACCTGATGCAGGCTATTCCGACTGGAACGACTGGCACGCTGCCTATCCTTTTCGAGACCAACGGAAGTACTCAGGCTGTGACCAAGTATAATGGCGCACCATTGACGGTTGCAGACGTGCAGGGAACTGGTGTTTATCAGTTTTGGTTTGAGAGAGATACTAACACCCTACAGATGATGTCGGGTATTGTTTAACAAGAATAGATAATAGGAGATTACATTATGTTTCAAGGTTTAAGAACTAATTCTTTATTCTATGTGCTCGACAAGGGCGAGAACCCGAACTTGCGAATCGGTCAGGTTGTTTCGGTGAGCAACCCTCAGACGAAATATCCTGCCTTCAATAACGGTTTTACTCCTCAACCTATGGAGACAGTGGTTGATGTGAAGGTGAAGCTGAATGATGAGGAGGTGGATTTCAAGCAGCTACCTGCCAACGGACAGATAGCCAACGACAAGAATCTTGTGGTGAGCGACAACAAGGATGCCATGAGTGCCGAGGTCGATGCTATGCTGAGACAATCCAAGGCGATACTGGAGAGCGTAGATTACCACAAGAGGGTCGTTGAATCTTGTGAGGGAATGCTACAGCAACTCAACCCCCAGATAGCCAAGGAGAAGGAACAGACCGAGAAAATCAATAAACTGGAAGGTAAGGTTTCAGGTATTGAGGGCAAGATTGACAAGATGATGGGATGGCTCCAGCAGACCATGAGCAAGTAATCTCCTACCTATCTATTCACTTTAATATCTTATGATTATGGTAATGATTGAGATTACAGAAGATAAGTTCGATGATTTGTATGACAACATCGAGTCTATGCTTGGTTTTGGCAGCAAGGCTATGTCTTGTCTGAAAAAGATGAAGCAGGAGCGTATGGGTGAGCGTATGCCTGATTATCGTGACGATTGGAGAAGAGAGCGTGAGGAACGTGAAGAGCGTGAGAACAGACGTAGATTCAACAACGTGAACGATGATTGGAACTACCCGAACCGCTATGGTGAAAGAGGTGGTGGCGGCTACAATGGTGGCGGTCGCTAGTGTTTAACTTGGGAGTTTTGGGAGCGACATAAATGCCGTGACCAGACTCCCTTTAATATTCAGCAATATGAACAGATGCAGAATGCCATTGGATATGTATGACCTCAAACCTGAGGGAATGGTTTCTTATCTCAGATACAATGGCTATCATTTCAGCAAGAAGATGTGCGAGTGGGCGGTGAGCCTGATGTACAAGTATGACCCTTCCTCCAAGCGTGATGTAAGTGTCTCGTTTTGGGATAAGGAGAAGGTGGATGCCCTTCTGCTTGGTCAGGGAGTAGAGGTAAAGAATAAGGCTGGCTACGACCATGTGTATGTGGCGAATATGGCGAGGGCAGACTTCTACAAGTCCTCCATCAAAGATGAGGAGCAGCTAGCCCAGTTTATCAAGGATATGGTGGATGATGCCGACCAGAAGGATGGTTTCATTTTCAACCGATTCTATGCCGACTGCTGCCATAATGGTGTACCTATCCCTTGGGAAGATGTGTTATGATGAGAAGAGTTATTGAACTCCCGAAGTACGATTGGAGCATAGTATGTTTCATAGGTTATCAGTCACCTGATGCCGATGAGATATGCCATGCTCTTTCTGATATTGGCTGCAATGGAAATCCGTTATCGGAAGCATATAAGCACTTATCTTTATCGAGTGGAGATAGGGGACTTACTTATTCCAACCTATCAGAAAGAAGGAGTGTGCTTGCCATTGGGGAGTGTGAATCTGATGGCAGCATCATCAATACAATAGGTCATGAGCTTCTTCATGTGGTAGCGCATATCTGTGAGCAGGATGGAATTGATATGATGAGCGAGGAGCCATGCTATATGATTGGGATGCTGTGCGAGAAGTTCTTCAAAGTGTATGATTAATGTAGTTGTTTCTACTTGCTGCATAAGAAAAGGGTGAATCTTTTGACTCACCCTTCTTCTTTTATCTATATGGTTTACTCCCCATACTTTGGCTCCTCATACACCAAGTTGTGCTCTTCTACGTAAGCCTTGGCTTCTGTGTATGTGTTAAACTCTGCTGCGGTAGCATCTACTGCCACATAAACCTTGTTATTATTAGGTTCTTTAGTTAATTCTTTAACTAATTCCTTACCTTTGTAAATAACCTTAAAAGGTTTTGTCAAAATTTTATTTTCCATACTTATTTATATTTTAAGCTTTATCTACAACTTCAACGCTCTTACCAGCACTCTGCCACTCTGTTATCTTAGACGAAGGAGTATTCTTGCTACATTTAACGTATGCAGAAGCAACAACAGCACACCAATCTGATTCCCAATAGAGTTTGGTAACACCAAACTCGTTACCAAATTTATTACCACCAAAGGTAATACCTGGAGAAGCAAACATGTAGTTCCAGTCAAGCTCACCAGTTGTTTTTCCATTACTTCTCCAAGCTGCTACAAGGTCGATAGTATCTCCTGTACAAACATTATTAGCAATTCTTATATCTGTAAGTTTTACCATCTTGCCGAAAGCCTTAACTATATCACCAGTAAAAGCTTTCATCTCGCCTATATAAAGTGTTTGAAGATTAGTTAAATTGCTTAAAGATTCAACATTACCATACACTTTGTGGTTTTCGTAAGGAATGTCATTACATGTCCACTTAAGGACTTTCAGATTAGTTAGATTAGCTAAATTAGCTATATCACCTTTCCAAAAATATTCACGCTGATTAGGTTTGGATGAAGGAGCATTTGGGTCAGAATGGCTACCAAAATACAACTCTTCAAGATTTGTGCAATATTTAAACTGCTCCAAATCTACGTCCATATAACCAGCAGAATGACTAAAAAATTTAAATAGAGGACTTTTCTCTATATTAACATAGTATTCACCGACAGAGAATTTCTGAAATGAGTTATTCCTATTATTATCCCTAGCGGTTGTTTCTTCTACATTCTTGATGTGACCACTTCCATTGTCTCCATCAATAAACACTCTAATAGCATCCTTATAAGTGATATCTACATAATCTCCTGAAGTGTTCTTCATTTTGGCTACGATGTAGCCAAGTTTCGGAAGGTCAGGGTTATTAACAGATGCCTTTAATTTTGTTACTAAACAATTTGTCATAATTAAATATATTTAAATATTAAACTTCTGGATTGTAGTGGTATACCTTATCCAAATTATTTATTTCGGTAATTATCCACTTATGGACTCTAAAGATGTTATCATTTTTAACGAAATCAGTCCACTTATTAGCTTCAAGTTCATAAGCATATTGACCACCAAAACGTAACATCCAATCTCTTATCTTTGTTACTATTCTATCTGCATCTATGATTCCATTTTTTCGTAAATAAGCATATCTTTCTTCTAATTCACTCACGTAATAAGTGGTTATATATTTCATCATAGAAATCTTGCTTATTATTTGAGTAACATGCTTACCATCCAAAGGAGGATTTATAGTTTGAACTGGTTGCCAATGATTACCTAAAGTTGCATCTACGTCATATAAACATACATACCATTTTACTCCGTTATATGTAACCCATTGCCAGTTATCTGCAAATCCATCTGTATTTCTAAGCACATCACAAGTTATTAAATAATCAATGAGATTTTCGCTATCGAAATAAGTCTCCAATGTATCTTTTATAGCTTTGAGATTTTCATCTGTTTTATTGCCTAAATATACATCTTCAGCAGCCTTAATTGTTGCTAGTGTCTTTGAGAAATCAATTATGTATTTCTTAACTTTTGCACTAGTCTTATGCTTTGATTCATCATAAAATTCAGATGTTTCATCTATAAGTTCACCAGAATTGAGGTCTGCATCATATTCGCTTCCATTCATAAGATACAACGACTTAGGATTTCTGATTTCAAAACCAACCTTGTAAATGTTTTTCCATTGAATCAAAGAACTATCACCATTAGCATTGAACAATGATGTTTCGCTAATATTTCCATCAAGATGTATATGTTCTGCCGTTTTCTTATTCAGACAATAATTACTACGATGCTTTTTTAATTGGAAGCTGTATAATCCCCAAAATTCTCCATTTTGGAAAACCATGCAAGGAAAACCATCTGGGAAGCAACGAGCACCACTTTCTGTATATAATAGCACTTCTTTCTTTCCATCTACGATAGGGTTAGTAGGAGTTATTGCATCTGTATTAAGCAAGGCTCTTTTCCACACGTAATCCTTTTCTAATCCTCTAGTCTTTACTATATCATTATATATAGAGTAGCCTATTACACACATTCCCCTGAATGGGTCTGTATAATAAGCCTTTAAATGGAATGAGTCTTGAGGAACCCACTCTCCAAACTTCACAGAAAAGCTATCACCACCAACCTCTGAGTCAAACAAATCAAGGGCAATACTCTTCTTTATATACTTCATAGAACTACTTCCTTGCCCTGATATATATGAATTCTTCTTAAAGTAATTGCCTTGCATGTCCCAAAATTCAACGACAGCAGGAATATCATAATTCTTACCTTCTACAGCACCAGCTAAACCTACTTTTGATAGCTTTGTCAAATCACTACTTGAAATTATATTTAATCTTGCACAACGAGGAATTGGAAGATTCAGAGGATAATCACCATTTTGGGTAATGTATTCACTCCAATCAGCTGGGGTTTTAATAGTAAAACCGTTTGCTTTCAAGGCATCTTGTATATTGTATACACTATTTCCTTGGAGGTTAAGATTTGATACTTCAAGGTTTGTGACTTCCATATCATGCTCATGTTTCTTGCCTTGTGAGTCACGATAAGACATTACTTTTCCTTCTCTATCAGTAGTAATCTCCATCCTTTTCTCAGGGTCTTCAATATGCTCAAATTCTATTGGAATAGTTTCAGACTTTACCTTATAGAAATAATGACTGCCATCAGGAGCAGTATATCCAATTACCTTACCCTCGGCATCAGTCTCTACAGAAAGATATTCATCATTCTCTATTGTAGAAAGATGAGCAGTGCGTTCTTTGATGTCTGCTATATCAATAATAGCATCGGAGATAAAAGTACTAATATCAATTCCTCCAACAAACATGTGACCATCATTTGCATGGAAACCACCAAGAACCTTGTTTTCTGCATCAATGATAGCATAAAGCCATTCCTCGTTGGTTATTACAGAGTACATTTCATGGTTAGGGAAGTATGGTTGTGCATCATACTTGATTCCTGCAAGGATTCTGTTTTCTGTATCTACCACTGCAATGATATACTCATCATTGGAGATATAGAAGAAGCTGTCAGCAACATCAAGACTTATCAAGCCCTTACCATCTTCCTTTGGCTGGAAAGTTTTAAGAACTTCCTTGATAGCCTTAACATCATCAATCCACTGAGCCTTAGCTGCCCAACAAGTACCATCTTGCTGAATACCAAGAAGAGGATGATTAGCTGCATCAAGAATTACCCAAAGGAACTCTTCGCTTTGAGATATGTGATACATATCATTTTGAGGATAGTACGGCTTGCCAGTTGCTCTGTAGAAACCAAAGAGTACCTTGTCTTCTGAATCTACTATTGCTTTAAGAAACTCCTCGTTCTCAATTACTCTGAATGGAGTATCTTGGATAACACCTTCCTCATCCTTGATGGAATCCTTATCTACGACCTCATCTACTGCACTTTGGATATTGACTGCGGTAAGTTTTGACTTCTCATTATTATAGGTAACTGCTGTAGCCTGACTTGCTCCACCAGAAGCAGCTATAGACTTGATAGTTTCTTCCATCTGAGTACTACGAGTCTGCAACAATGAAATGTCTTCATCGTTGGCGGTGATTTGCTGTTGCTTATCATCAATCTGCGATTGCTTATCATATAGCTGGCTCTGATGGTCTTTCAGTGTATCATCTACGTTCTTAATGGTTTCTACCAAATTATCAGGAAGACCAGTAGCCGCATTAATAGTCTGACGAAGCTCTGGGTCTAACTTCTCTACACCGATGGTGTTGTCTTTCAACTTGTCTTTTGTGATGGAGTTCTCTGCCAATTTCTCATTGGTGATACTTCCGTCCTCCAGTTTCTCGTTGCTGACAGAACCATCTCGGAGATTGGTGTTGCCAACAGAACCAGCAGCCATCTTTTCGTTGGTGATAGCACCATCCTTGATTTGCTGAGTCTCTAACTTATCCGTTACATTGACCTTCTTGTCGAGTGATTCCTTGACAGATTCTCCCGATTCCTCGTCTTTGATGTACTTCGAATATGTCAGAGTCTCGTCTTTGCGCCCACTTACAAGGATGCTGTTGTACTTTTTCTTTTCTGCCATATTATTCTTTTAGTTTAATTTGATATTCGTTATCGTCACCAGCTACAAGTTCGTCTGACCAATAGTAGTAGAGGTCACCTAGCTTTGTGGTGTTCATGGATGCCTCGAACCCACATTGATTAAATTCCAGCGGCTGGCGGCTTGCAAACCAGATGTATGGTTTCTCTTCCGTGGTTGTGATGGTGAGAGTCTGACCGACAAGAGTGCCTTCCATAAGCGTAAGGTCTTCCATGTTCAACTCACTCATGTTCTTGGCTGATGAAGCTCCATAATAACTTGCCTTGACGGTTCCGCTTGCCGTGATGGTAACGTAGCCTGATACGGCTGGGATGAAGACTTTGTTGGTGTTGCTGTTGTAATATTCTGCAGTAACGTCCTTTCCGTCCATGATAACCTTTACCTGACCGATGCTGAAACCTTCTATAGGCATGAACTGGGCTTCCAGTTTCTTTCCGTTGCTGATAGTTCCGTTAATCACGAAGTTCTCCTGACTCTCCACCATTTGGGTTTCACCATTGATGGTATAGCTGAACTTAGCGTTATCAACGATGAATGATACAGGGCAAGTGGACTGATTCTCGGTCACGATGTAGTAGCGAAGGTTGAATAAGCCAGTATGCTCTCCTTCCGTGATGCCGATAGGAACATTACTCATAGAGTTGTGTTCTACGATTCTCAGAAGGTTACGCTCTGTGCTGACCATTTCGCTGCCCTCATACTTCCATGATACCCTGACGTTGTAGTTTCCGAAATCAAGGGTGGAAGGAATATCGCATATCAGTACGTTGCCTTGGATTCCTGCTACTTGTACTGGAACAGAAATTGTATTGCAGAAACAGCCCGATAACTCAACCCTGATGTCGGTAGCCAGATTCATATCGAAGTCAACGAGTCGCTGGAACTCTTTCGATACGTCCATCTTCCGCACCATGATGTGGAGTTTGAAACTGTTTCCTTGTACTATTTTATAAATCATATTTGATACACATTATTAATAATAGGCAAAGATAGGCAGAATTTTCTCCACCTATCTTTTATCCGTTTATTTAGGGCAGAAAAATTTTAGATTAAGCCCTTCCATCTGAGAAATTTGCGCTTGCGGCTGCGCTTTCCCTTCTCACTCTTGCAGTTAGTATGATAGACACAATCCTTGAATAGGTCTCTGACCTTCATGTCGTTGTCTACCAGTTTGGTCTTCTTGAATGCCTCGAAGAGAGGGCGGTTCATAATCATGAGGTTGCCCTTCTGCGTAGGAAGGACGTAGAAGATTTCACCATTGTTCTTCTTGGATGCGTAGTCTGCCTTAGCCGTAGCTTGGCGGTACATGATTTCGCACTTGATGCGCTTGAAAATCTTTGTTACTTTCATAATCGTAATTATTATTGTTTGAAACTATATGATGGTTGCTGCCGAAACAGAAACCTTTCTTCTCATTACTCTTGCCTGAATCTGTATCATCTTTGGCATTTCCATTTCGTTGAAGCATATATGGAGTCCGATGGCTCTGGTCATGAGCAAATCATCGTGCTTTCCGTCGATGGCTCCGTATGCTCCGTTCTTCTTACGTTCGTAGGTAAGGAACTCGTTCAGGCATCGCTGGTCTCGTTCAACGTATAGATGTTCTCTGACTACCTGAACCAGTACAGAGATAACCATCGGCTTGGTTGCCACATTGGTATGGAATCCGTACTTACGTGGAAGACCTTCCTTGATGTCTGCTTCGCTCTGCTTGCGAGCATAGAGATTATCGTACTCATCCTTGATTTGATTCAGGATGAACTCAGACTGGTCACCACCTTCCAAGATGTGCTCCTTGTCTTTCGTCTCCAAGGTGTTGGATTCAATCACCAGCAGGGCATTGTCGTAGTACTTGGCTATCTGGGCAGCCTTCCATGCCAGCAAGTCCATATCAATATGTCCGTACCATTGGGCTACCACGTATGGTTTGCCGCCTTCCATCATCCAATAGCGGTCGAAGACACAGATAACAGACCAGTCTGCCTTGCTACCTCTACCACCAATATCCACAACAACCAGATAGCGGTTCGTTACCTTGCAATCGTCAAAGTACTCAGGCTTGCTCCATATCCATAACTGCCCAGTCTTGTCTTCAGAGAACCGTACATTCTGTAGGCACTTCTTACCCTTGTAACCATCACCATAAACATCACCGATGAACTTAGGTGCTCGGCAACCTTTCGTGAACTGGTCAACCTTCTCTTCTGCAAATACCTTGGCTCCTGAGTGTTTGAATGCCTCTACTGGGTCAGAAGGGAATCCGCTAGCCATATCGCCATGGTCTGTGAACTTCTTTCGTTCTACCATATACCAGTTGATAGCTTCCAAAGGTGCTCCAATCTGCCACAACTTCCAAAGATATGTGGCTGGCTCCTCACGGTTCGACATCGTGTTGGTGTTGCTACGATTTTCGTATAGCCATTTAGCGAACTCCTCTTTCTGTTTCTTGCTCTCGAAGTCAAGATGGTAGAGGTCGTAAATCTCAAACCAAGGAACGAAGAATGGCTCAAATACAGATTCACCTTTCTCTGCTGCAAGCCACTCCTGATGGAAGAAGTTTCCAGTACCATTGGCGGTTGATTCGTATACTATCATGGTGTATGGTCTGTAGAGCACACCATTGGTTGCATTCTGAACAACTTGCTCAGGAGACTTGCCTTCTGTCTTCTCCCACAATCCTACCTCGGAACAATGGATGAGGTTGTAATCTTCACCATTGGCAGAAGTAGGATTCTGCATAGAACCCACCTTGATTTTGCAGAATCGCTGAGGAACCTTCTTCACGTTACCTGACGTACCAAATCCCACAAACTTCGGTTCGTTCTCAGAATATGCTTCTCCCATTTCATGCAGGAACTTGGTTGGAAATTCCTTCAACGCTTCATCAAACATTCCTCGGATGGTTTCTGCGGTGTCCTTTACCTGAGCAATAATGAGCGAGTTGAGACCCTTCTGCCACATGAGTTGCAGCCAGAGGAAGTACATCTGAATAACCGTAGAACCTCCCCATTGTCGGGCTTTCAGCAGAATGAGACGGATAGGGCGATTCTTCTTTCTTCGCTCCTCCAGCCACCTGAGCAATCTTCGTTGAGGTCTTCTGAGCACAAAGCGGAAGGGGAGACCTCCACCTTTCGGCTTGATATAGATGAATGTGGCAAAGAAGAAGAAAGGGTCGTGTTTCATCCTGATGCGAGTAAACTGCTCCACCAGTTGCTCTATCTCTTCCTCTAGGTTGTACGGCTCGTCTATATCCTTGTGCAGTTCCTCGATTACCGCCTTGCAGCTACCAAACTCGATGAGCATCTTGACGAGCGGAATCTTCTTCATGGAAACTGGAAGCTGCTGTCTCTGAATCAGGAAATCAGGAAGGAAGAGCAGGAATCGCTTATCTCCACAACCTTCACCCTTAATAGGATTGAATGGTGTGTTGATTTCCTTGATGCGTTTTTCGTTCTCTTTCAGGATGCCCAGTACATGTTTGTCTACAGCATCAGTCAGTTTGGCGGTTACTTGTCTTGGCATAGCGGTGCATTTAAATAACCCCACAACAGACCAAGTACATAGCAATAGATGTGGACTCCAACTGCCATGCAAGGGAAGAAGATTCCAACACAGATATATAGGAGAATGGTGAGATTGTATCTTACCTTATTCTCCACGTAGGGGGCGATAAAGCCCATGTAAGCATAGATAAAGCCGCTTAGACCGATGATTGGTAGGGAAGAGGTGAATGGATAGCTGATGGCTATGAGATAGAATGCCACCAAGTGACCGATGCCACAAGGGATGGCTCGGTAGCATTGATGGAAAACATAAAGGTTGATGGCAGCATGAAAGATATTCTGATGAAAGAAAGGGTAGCTTAGTCGGTTCTGAATAGAACAATCGTCAAAGATACCCATGCCATCATATCCAATAAGCGTGATACACATTATTATAATGTACCAAGCATAAAGCGCAATCTTCTCTTTCGTCTCTCGTAGCATCTTTGCTTCTCCTCCTTTCTCACCCTGCTAAGAATTACGTGTATGCTTTGAGGAGTCAAATAGAAACTGGGTGCTTTTTCAGCACATACACGTTTGATAATATCCATATTACTCAGATATGGCTCATTACTCTTATGAATCTGGAATCGTCTGAAAATCTCCTGATACATTTCCTTTCGGGTAGGTATCATATTATCAAGAGGTTTTCCTTTCAGTAAGTCTAATATGACTATATAAGCACGGTCTTCTGAAACCCAAAATCTTATGCTCGGAGATTGGGCTAGCTTTTCCTCAATCTCTGAGAGTCTGATATTGTCTCTTACATTAATAATTTCTTTGTAAGCCCTCAATAAATCAGCATCACGTTCCTCTATAAAATAGCATCGTGAATCCTTATATTTCATATCTGACCCTGCAAATATACAAAAAAGTATTGAATTAGTCGCATCCGATTAGACTAAATTAACGGATAAAAGATGAAAATCGGAAAAAAGCATTAATTTTGGGCATTGATTTATAAATATACACATATATATATGGACGAAAATACAAATATTGAGCAGAATGCTGGTGCAGCAAAACAGCAAGACACCAAGACCAAGAGAGACTTGGCTTTGGAGCGTTTGAAGACCCGCCACCCTGATACGGAGTATGCGGATGATGAAGCTATGTATGGAGCCATCAATGATGATTATGATGCCGACCAGAAGGCTTTGCAGGGTTACAAGGATAACGAAAAGGCTATGGGCGATTGGCTGGGTAGTGACCCTGAGGCGGCTACCTTCCTGCAAGCGATGAAGGCTGGCAAGAGTCCTTACGCTGAGTTGATTCGTACCCATGGCGAGGATGCCATTGATTACTATTCAGACCCTGACAATGCGGATGAGATTGCATCGGCTCAGTCGGAGTTCTTGCAGAATGCTGCCAACGGCAAGAAATTGCAGGAGGAGTATGACAAGAACATGCCTTCCAGCTATGCGGTGTTCGACAAGTTGGAAGAGAAGTATGGCGAGGAAGCTGTGAACGATGCCATCGACCAGTGTTTTCAGACAATGCGTAATGTGGTGACTGGCAAGTTTACCGAGGAAATGATTACTGCTTTCATCAAGGCTAAGAACCATGATACCGATGTGGCTGATGCTGCCCATGAGGGTGAGGTTCGAGGCAAGAACAGCAAGCACGTCAAGAACCTTGAACTGAGAAAGAAGGGTGATGGTACTGCTGACCTTGATTCTTCCAATGCGGAGACCAAGCCTACGGATAATCAGCCTGACCTTGGTGCTGTGGGCATGGTATCACGAAGGGGTAATGTCTGGGAGCGTGGCAACGAGAAGAGAACACACATTAGATAATTCGACAAGGTGAAAAGATAATATATAATGTTTAATTAATATTCAGAATAACAATGAAGAAAAGTACATTTAATCGGCTGTTTTCCATCTTTATTATGGTAATGGCAGTTATTTTTGGAGTGAATGGTCATGTTATCATGGCTGAGGCGGCAAATCTGCCTGATGGCGGTAGCACAGAGAGTGGTTCTGCTGCTGAGGCTGGTGGTGCTCCTGCTGCTGGTCAGGCTGGCAATGGTGGTGCTGGACGTCAGAGTGAAGGTATCAAGAGTGAGACTCAGGGACGTGAGCATTTTAACGAGAAAGGCACGGAGTATTATCTGAACGACATTGACGAGAAGATTACAAAGATTCGCCCGATGGCTACTCCAGTTGACCAGATTTCACGTTATGCGACAACCAAGTCTGCCAACTCGTTTGTAGTTGAGTATTGGAGTATCGGTACACGCCCTATCAAGACAACCGTTAAGGAGGCAACTGAGGAGAGTAATGGTACGTCTATGGTATTGAAGGTAGAAGACCCTACCATGTTTACGCTGGATGATACAATCCGAGTGGTAGGTGTGAAGGCGATTACAAACTATAAGGGTGTTGCTTATTCAACCATTACTGATGCTCCTACTCCTGATTTGGAACTCTGCGTTTGCGGTAAGGACACAGAAGGTTATCCTATTGTGTATGCAGTAAATGGTAAGTTGGTCAATAAGCAGGCTATCGGTATTCCAGCCTTGCAGAAGGGTCAGAAACTTATCCGTATGGCAAAGAGTTGTGGCGAAATGGACGTTCAGACGGGTCGTTTCAACAACCTTCCTTCTAATGAGGTTCAGTATTGTCAGAACTTCATGATTCAGGTCGAGCAGACCACCTTCGACAAGATTGCTGCTAAGCGAGTAGATTGGGACTTCTCAGACATTGAGGAGGATAGTATCTATGATATGCGTCTTGCCATGGAGGGTACTTATCTCTTCGGTGATATGGCTTGCATCAAGCACGAAATTAAGGATGGTTCTGCCCAGTGGTTTACTAAGGGTATCTGGTGGATGGCTGGTAAGGATATTGAGGTAGGTCATGTTGCTACTGCTGACGATATTAATAAGGGCTATAACAAGAATGAGCGTGTGATTACCGACTTGGAGTTGGTTGACATTTCCAAGGACTTGTTTGTAGGTACTGGTATCGGAAACAAACGCAAGGTGATTATCGCTGGTTCTGACTTCGTGAGCGCATTCAGTAAGATTGATTCCGACAAGTTCCGTTTGAAGGACACCGTTGAGATTTGGAAGTTGAAGTTCAAGAGTTGGGAGACCGACTTCGGTGAGGTGCTGATGATTCATTCAGAGTTGTTCGACCTATTCGGAATGAGTGACTGCGGCTTTGCACTTGACCCTGAGTTCTTGGTTAAGCGAGTACACTTGTCTTGGACACGTAACGTCCTCGACTTGAAGGCGGCTGGCATCCGTAACACCGATGCAGTAGTTATTCAGGAGGTTGCTTGTCTGTACTTGAAGTACCCTAAGGCTCATGCTCGTATGCGCCTTGCTGCGGTTCCTGCAACAGATGACACTTCTGATACAGAGTAAACCAAGGCTACTGCCTAAAAGCAAGTAGAATTGCAAATTATTCATTAAATAGTGAGGGGTGTGGGCACTAGCCCCATCCCTTTTTTAGTAACACATATATAATTAAGGTATAATCATGTTTAATAAATATCAAGCAGGTACAGATTTGGCATTCAGCGTTATGGTTGGTAATGAGCGAATGCGAATTGTTTTTGAGGGTAAGAGCGTGGGCTGTAGTATCTATATGACAAGAGACCCTAAGGTACAGAAGGCTATCGAGTCTCATTATTGGTTCAATGACAAGTTTTTCTTGGTGGAGAGTATTGACGAGAAGAAGGAAGCTGCCGAGGCAAAGAAGAAGGCTGCTGCCAAGACCAAGAAGAAGTTGTCTGACGAGAAGAAGACCCATGTCGTGACAGATATTGAGGATGCCAAGGACTATCTGGCTGAGACCTTCGGTGTGAGCCGTTCCAAGATGAAGACCAAGGAAGATATCTTGGCGATTGCTAAGGAAAAGGGTGTTGAACTAGAAGGTTTAGAGTAATGGTAGAATATGCTGTATCTGATTTAGTGAAAGAGGTGAAGGTGCTCTTGGATAGAAACCAAGAGTCTGCTGGCTTGCTGGCTCCTAGCGATTCTGATACACTCTCGCAAGCAGAACTTATTGAGAGTAAAATCGTAGATGCAGCAAGAATCATTCTTTCGGATGCTCCTGAGGATATGGTGGAAGGTACTTCGTGTACGAATGCTGTAACGTGGACGGATAGCAACGGCTATTACGTGGGTAAGATGGTATTGCCTACCGATATGCTGAGAATCCTTTCTGTGAAGGCAGAAGGCTGGAACCGTCCTGCCGAAATCATTTCAGAGAGCGATGATGCCTACAAGTATCAGAACTGCAAATATGGAGTCAGGGGAAATCCTGAGCGACCGATTGCGGCTATCGTGCATACGGCTAACGGCAAGAGTATTGAACTATATACCAGCAAAAAGCAGGATGCTACATTGGTATTCATCTATGTTCAGGTTCCATCTGTCACTACCGAACAGAAAATCATTTTGCCTTCCGTCCTGAAAGATGCCATCTTATACATGGCTGGCTATCTCACTTGTATCAGCCTTGGTGATACCGATACTGCAAGCGGTTTCCTTGGAGTGGCTAGAAAGTTGGCGCATATTGTTGAACCTACAACATCATAAATTATGGCAAAGAAGAAAGAAGAAACCAAACTGCTATCGTTGAGTAGGGTACTTGACAAGGAAGAACTGGATAGCGTGAAGGCATCCAAGAACCGATTTGACAAGCCATACGAGCGTGCCTTCTCTATCTTGCTGGAGGCTCAACGATACTATAACAACATGGATAACTTCCGAAAGCGAAGACTGAGAAACAAGCGATACTGCTATGGAGACCAGTGGGGCGATACAATTGAGTTCAAAAGCAAGTGTGGTTTTACTAAGCGTATCAAGGAGGAAGACTATATCCGTGAGCAGGGTAGCGAACCATTGAAGAACAACCTTATCCGTAGATTGGTGAAGAATGTACTGGGTGTATATCGCTCACAGAGCAAGGAACCTACGTGCAATGCCAGAGATAAGGATGAGAAACGATATGGTGAGACCATGAGCGTGGTGCTGCAATGTAACCGACAACTGAACCGAGAGACGGAACTGGATGCCCGAACCATGGAAGAGTTCCTGATAAGCGGTGCTGCCATCTATAAGAAAAAGTATGGATGGCGAAGAGGTAGGTTGGATTGCTGGACGGACTACGTGAACCCGAACAATTTCTTCATAGACAATAATATGAGGGATTTCCGTGGATGGGACGTGAGTTGCTTGGGTGAGGTACATGACATTACCATCGGCAACGTGCTGAGAGAGTTTGCCAAGTCTCCTGCTGAGGCTCGTAAGTTGAAGGAGATATACCGGTTGGCGGCTAACCGAGATTTCGTGATTGCAGACTGCACTCAGCGATTCGGTGAGTTCGACTCTAAGACCATCGACTTTATGAATCCTTCCAACCCTTCGCTCTGCCGAGTGATTGAGGTTTGGCGAAAGGAGAGTAAACCGAGATACCGATGCCACGACTACAACAATGGCGATGATTTCAAGATTGATATTGAGGATAAGGCTGATATTGTAGATGCAGAGAACAGAGACAGAATCAGACGAGGTATGGCTGCTGGCATGCTGGAAGAGGATATTCCTCTGATTGATGCCGAGTGGTTTATGGATGATTACTGGCATTTCTACTATCTTTCTCCTTTCGGTGATATTCTGAGAGAAGGCGAGACTCCTTATGCTCATGGTGAGCATCCATACTGCTTCAAGTTCTATCCGTTTATTGATGGCGAGATTCACAGCTTCGTGGAAGATGTGATTGACCAGCAGAGATACGTGAACCGACTTATCACGATGTATGACTTCATCATGCGTGCGAGTGCCAAGGGTGTGCTGCTCTGTCCTGAGGATTGTCTGCCTGATGATATGAGTTGGGATGATTTCTGCGATGAGTGGAGTAGGTTCAATGGTGTGGTGAGATACAAGCCAAACAAGAGCGGTCAGGTTCCTCAGCAAGTGGCGAACAACTCTACGAATATAGGTATTGGTGATTTACTCAGCTATCAGTTGAAGTTCTTCGAGGATATATCGGGAGTCAATGGTGCGCTGCAAGGTAAACCAGGAGTATCAGGTACGAGCGGTTCGCTCTATGCCCAGCAGACGCAGAATGCTACCATGTCGCTGCTTGATATTTTGGAGACTTTCAGCCAGTTCATCATTGATGGAGCATACAAGACCGTGAAGAATATGCAGCAGTACTATGACGTGGCTCGCAACTTCAATATCGTGGGTAGGGCAGGACAGATTGTACACTACGACCCTAAGAAGATACGAGACGTTGAGTTTGACATCAACATCACGGAAAGTACGGCTACTCCAGTATACAGACAGATGGCGAATGAGTTCCTTATGACCTTGTGGCAAGCCCAAGCTATCACGCTGGAGCAGTTGCTGCAAGTAGGAGATTTCCCATTTGGAGAGGAGTTGCTGCAATCGGTTGCATCCAACCAGCAAGCCATTCAGAATGGTGAGACTCCACAAGGATTCTCTCCTCAGCTACAAGCACAAGTGGCTCAGGCATCACAGAGCAATCCGAAGGCTCAGGCGATGTTGCAGCAGATGATGAGCGGTCAGGGGGTGAGTCCTGACGGACAGAACCCACCATTGGCGGCATAATTAATAATGTATAATCAATAATTTATAATTATGATAGCAGACAAGGAGAATAATCAGAAATGGTATGGCAATGGGAAACCTGATGCTAGCCAAGGTGGCAACCCGAATGGTGGTGTTGCTTCAGAGACCCAAGGGAGGGAAGACAAGCCCGAACTTTACGAAAATGACGTTATCGGAAAGGTGGCGAAACGCAAGAAAAACGACATCTGGACGAGGGGTGGAGAGAAAAGAACTAGATTTAAGGACGAATAAAGAAAGGAGGTGTTTTTATCGTAACTGTATTTGTCTGATATTCAGATAGCTACAGAAATATCTACGAGTTTATGGTGCTGCGTTTAAGATATTGGTATCTTTGCAGCATCATAAACTTTTAAATTATATAGGTATGAATTTCGTAGAGTTTGTAGAAAAGTATCAGCAGGAAATGGCTCCTGAACAGATGTTGGCTATAGCTAAGGCTATCGGCAAGTGTCTCTCTTACAAGTTGAGCGATGATGAAGTACATCATCTTTGTGCGATGGTGTATGGTGTGTTGAGCGAAGAACATTTCGATAAGCATTTTGCCGATGATGCTATCAGTAAGATGTGGTATGAGGATGCTGACGGAACAAAGCACATGGCTCCCTTCTTCTCGGATGATGAGATAAGAGAAGCCTTTGACAATCATCAGGATGATATATCTGATTACACCATCCATGATTTGGCTGTGACTATGAACCTGATGAGAAGTGACCATCATGTGATGCTGGAGCGATATAGCAAAGATGCTGATGAGTTGAAGGAAATGGTGGTTTTGATGGCTATTGAGTATCTGCAAGACCCTGACTGCTTGCATCCTACCAGCAAAATATGGCACACAATAAACGGATAAAGTAACTAATTTGGAATCATTTCTTATCTTTGCATATTATTAATAATATATAAATATAAGATATGACTCCAAATGTACGTGAAGGATTGCAATATGGTGCAGCTATAGGAATGCTAGTGAGTGGTGTTGTACTCACCTTCCTATCATTCTTTCTCAACAATTATGTAGTGTCTGATGGTGTACTATGGTACGTTAGTCAGACATTGGTTTACTCTGGAGCAATATTCGGGGTAAACGTTTATTTCAAGACAAAACTAGGCAACTTTGAGAGCAAGGTGAAGGATGAACTCGCAAGTATGCTGAAACAAGTGAAGGAGGGCAAGTAGTATGAAGGTAACAAGAGAACAGATTTTAGCGATTATGCCGAATGCGAAGGATAAGGTGGATGCGTTTCTTCCTTATATCAATGGCTATGCTGAGGTGTTCCATATTGATACTCCTAAGCGTATGGCTCATTTCTTGGCTCAGATTGCACATGAGAGTGGCGAACTGAGATACACCAAGGAACTCGGCAACAGAAACTACTTCCATAAGTATGATGTTGGCAAGTTGAAGAACATGCTCGGCAACTTGAAGGATGGTGATGGCTACAAGTATCGTGGCAGGGGCTTGATTCAGATTACTGGCAGAGCCAACTATCAGGCTTATCAGAACAGCAAATATTGTACTGGTGACATCATGGAGAATCCTCAGTTGCTGGAGCTTCCGCTAGGAGCAACGAAGAGTGCTATGTGGTGGTGGTGGAAACATGACCTGAACAAGCTGGCTGATAGTGATAGTTTCTTGGCTATTACCAAAACAATCAATGGAGGAACCAACGGCTTGGAATCAAGACGAAAGTTCCTTACAAGAGCAAAGAAGGTCTTTAATGTTTAGCCTATGAAAGTAAAATGGTACGATACTGATTTTTGGCAAGTAGCACTTTACGTGATAGGCATCTTGCTGGTGGCTTTTTTTCTGTCGGGATGCAAGACAAAATATGTCCCGATGGAAAAAGTTATATGTCGGGACGTAGTAAAACACGATACGCTGCATACTTCTGACAGCGTTTTTGTGCGTGATTCAATCTTCCTCAGACAGAAGGGAGATACTTGCTTTCTTGACCGATGGCATGAGAAGACCGTCTTCAAGAATGTGTACAAAGTAAGGGTGGATTCTTTCCTGAAAAGAGACTCCATCCCAGTTCCCTACCCAGTAGAAAAACAACTCTCCAAGTGGGAGCAGTTTCAGTTGAAGTATGCAGTATGGTCATTTGGAGCACTCTGCATGCTGTTAATCGTATTAGGCTATAAACTCTATAAAAAGATAAAGAATGGCAAATTTCACATTGACAATCACGAAAAGTGACATCTATGAGGAGGTGGCAAAGACTACTGCCTACATAGGCGCAAAGAACAAACTGGAGGATGGAAAGTCGGCATTTGACCAAGTATTAGTGACGGATGCAGACTTGACTATGATTGAGCGGTTCTTCAAAGAATCGCTGGATGCGCTGAGAAACGTGCTGAAACGGTTTATCTCAGGCGGCTCAGGAGTAGACGGAACCATCACTTGGCAACTCGAAATGCCTAGCAGATTTGATGATAACCTACTCGAATCAATCAAATCATCTGCCAACTCATTCTTGGTGAACAGCATCATCGGGAAGTGGTGCGAGATAACAGCCAACGACAAGGTGAAGGAATATGCAGATAACGCTGCTGCATTATTGCTTGACATCAAAGAGAAAGCGTTTTTCAAGAAGAAACCAACACGAACAAAAATATCATAGTATGGCAAGAAAAAATTTAGCGATAACGTTGTATATGAGTGAACTCATTTATGACTTTCAGAATAAGGCATTCCTGACTGGGCGTAGCAGAAGGGCTGCTGATATGGATGCTGAGGCTGCCAGCAATATTCAGGCAAGTGATGATGATGAAGACAAGAATCAGGCATTGCGTAGCATTCAGAATGCGTATAGCCAACTGCTTGTGGAGTTAAGTGAATCGGTACGAACCGATAGCGGTACAACTGCATCTAACGAGTTAATTGATGGCGATACAAATATTACAATCAATCTCTCCCTTCCATCCAATTATCCGCTCGCCTTGAAGGATGCACTTACAAGTTCTATCCATGACTACATCATCAACAAGGCTTTGATGGATTGGTTCATCATTACCAATCCTAACGAATCGAAGACTTATTCAGAATTGTCTGTTGTTGCCATCAAGAATCTGCATGAGACCATCAACAGACGTGAGAGACCAAGCAGAACGGCTCCTAACGAATAAGGAAGGAGGTGAGTATGAAAGAATGCAAAACATGCTGCCTTGGTTACAAGGTAATGATAGAGCTTCAGAAGAAGGAACTGGTGTTTGACATCAAGAATACGGCTGCTGCCTATGCGGATTCAATCTCCAGTTCTGTAGAGGATTCACACCTGATTCATAACGTCTATGATGTGGGCGAGGATGGCAATCGGGATAAACTGGCTAGGATTCTAGACTCAGCAGTAGAGGATTGCAGAGAAATGCTTTTCCGTTTTACCAAGGTGGAAATGCTTGGTGGCGGCTTTGATTCCAACGAGTGGGAAGAGTGTATAGGTTCCCCGACAAATGATGAGGATGCTTATTACTTGGCTATGCGGATGCCGCAAGGTTTTTCTAAGACAAGTGTACATACCATGACCGTCTACTTGCATGACTACATCGTGAACCAATGCCTTTATGAGTGGTTGATGATTGTTTATCCTGATGGTGCTGATAGATTCTGGGCACTGGCTGAGGATAAGAAAAAGAAGATAAAGGATGCCAGCAACCGCTCGGCTAGCAGAGCGAGAATCAGGTTGCATCCATTTTAGGTTAGTCGTTTAAGGCTAAGATAAAGTAAGGGAAGCTATCCATCACGTACTGCTTCCCTTTATTGTATTAAATGACAAAAGTTATATTATCTAAGTTTATGTTCCACTAGACGTGGACTCCTGCTTGGTAGTTACCGAACCAGTAACAGCAGCATTAATATTGATACTCTCAGGTAAGGTCTTGACATTTACGTCTGTAGCAGCCAGCTTCAAACCATTCTTCTGTTGGTCGGCATACTGGTTCTTATCCTGAGCGATAAAGTTGTTGATAGCTGTAGCTATGTTGTAGAGCAGTTTATCGGTGTCGCTGCTGAGAGAATCAGAATCAACTGATGCGTACTTATTGTTCTCAACGGTTGCCGATGTAGTCTCCTTCTCACGATACATAACTGCCTGATTGATGAACTCCTGAGCGAACAAGTAAGACTTGCTTACAAGTTGCTTAATCTTGGTGTTGTCTATATTGAGCGGATTCTCATACTTCTGTAGCATAGCCTGCAAGCAACTTGCGGCTACTTCTTCTCTAGGCTGTAGGGTAGCGATGGAGAAGATTTCCTCTTCTTTGTCGCTTTCCTCTGTTCCACCTGTCTCTGATGTGGTTGCTATTCCGTTTCTAGGGAATGGGCGAACATTTGATGTTCCATCGGAAGAAGTCTCTCTGACGAGTTTCGTGCCAGTTGTCTTCGTGATAGAGGAATCAACAATATAGGCAATACCTACTTTTGTTTTATTCTGATTATAAAGATTTCCGTCTGAATCGAAATAGAACAACTGGTGTAAGTTGTTGTTGAACATTACATATCCCATGTACATATTTGTATTTATAGGATAAATATTGATACTGGTGGATAGAACTATTTCGTCATCTATTTTCATTCCCAAGGATGCACCTTGTTCAACTTTTTTTTTATCGAAATCTGTTAATGTATATTCTGCCATAATTATCTGAGTTTATTTTGTAATCTTGATTGGAACTCTGTAGATAGTGCGCTGATAGATTCTTTTGGGGCAAGGTTGCCCATAAGCGCAAGCCTGAAATATTTGTATGGAGAACCTAAAAGGTTTCTGAGATACCTATTTACAGAAGAACCAACGTAATACCAATTAGCTAAATCATTACTTCCGAATAGAACCATTACACACTTTCCTGCCCGAATGCTGCTGAAATATCCTCTTGTGATGCAATCAAACATGGTCTTATAGGCATCCTGACCAAGCGTTAAAGGACGGCTGCAAAGGAAGAAAGGAACATTCTCTGTTGGCTCCTTCACGTACACATCAAGTATTTTTCCTTCTTTGTCTGTAGCGTATGACTCAGGATATATATTTACTCGTTTGTTGAAGACATTGTGCATGGTTCCCCACATCTTACTTTTTAATGAGTAAACGTAAGCATAAGTATAGTTCGGGTTGAAGACGATGATGCGGCTATCGTAATAGTCGTAAATCATATCTGCTTCTTCGAGATACTTACGAAAACGGACATACTTCACATCTGACTCAGGAATATTACCTAGTGCAAGGAGTTTATTCGGATAGGTCTTATCCTTTGTTGAATGTGAATAAATGGATAGAAAATCGAAAGGATAATCATCCAGTACATCGGTAATACAAACAGACTCTCTTCCTTGCTGCATCATGATTCCTCGCTCTGTCGGGAACAGAACTGCATCATCAATCTGCAAAATGCCTTTAGGGTTGGAGCAAATTTCACGTAAAGCTGGTTGTCGTGACTGATATGTTCCTGTATCAGTCAACATGACTACCCATACACCTTCATCGGTGAATGCGTAGAGTGGAGCATCACCAAATTGACCTTCGCTGATTGGTCGGGTGTTGGCGGCTAGTGCGCTGATGATAGAAGAACCTACCTGAACAGAATTTGCTGCTGGGAATACCAAAGGATTCTCGGCTTCGCTCACCTTTATGACGTTTGGATGCTGTGTGATATATTTTTGGCTCACGACATTACTTAAAGCAGCATCGTATTCTTCCTTGGTTATCTCTGTGAAGTCACCTGTATCTATTGGTGTGTTGTCCCAATAATATGAAGATGAAATGACCGTTCCACCTTGATTTCCCAAACTACCACCTCCGTTACTTCCTGCTCTTGTTGCTCCACTAGATGAACCCTTTTTAAGGAGTTTGTGGCGGTATATTTGCATGAAAGCAGGAATACCAGCATCATCGTGATAGAGGTACATATAATCAGACAACTCAGCTTTTTCTTCCTCTGTAGGAGCATCAACTCTTCCTCCAAAACCTTGATTATCCAAAGAACCAGAAGATTGTCTATCAACTGCGATAGGAGTGGTACGATTATTACTGATATTGATATAGTAAGACATACCGAATGTTTCGGAAGGTTTCAGATTTACCCTCTTCGAGTAATATTTGTCATACTTCGGTAAGTGAAAATAGATAGTCATTGTCGTAGCAAGCGTGTTGGGATATGCCAAGATAGGGCAGATAGGATATTGCAGTTTTCCCTTGTAGTAAATATCTCGTTTGATGCTATTTTCGCTGATGCTTACTTTGAAGACTGCATCGCAAATATAATCGGTTGTAGCGGTGCTACTAGCTGCAACATCTACATACTCATTTAGGCATAGCTGTGCATTTGAAATTTTTCTCTTGGAGAAAATATCTGTATCGAAAGCATTATAGATGGTCTTCTTTACGTTTCCTATATGCAATCGGTTGTTGTATGTTATAGAGCACTTGCCTCCAAAAGAGTCTCGCTTGAAGTCTGCCAAAAAAATACTTTCTTCTGTCTGTAAAACTCGTTTGAGCGGTACGTCTGTGCCTAGCTTTTCCTTGTTGATACTGGTGCTGAGATAGAAGGATTTGTTTTCAAACGACTGATAAATATCTTCCTCTGACAAATATTGGAAGGCATCACAATTAACTCCTGATGCCATGTTGCTGTTCCAAAGAAAACATTTGTATCGTGAAATACCTCTTGTTCTTTTCTCTGTATCAATAAAAGATTCAGGCTGTGACAGGTAAACATCTACACCAAGAATGAGGTCTTCCAAACCTTCGGGTATATCCATGCTAACGTTGATGGTGTGGGTGTGAAGACTTGTGCTTGTGCCTACAGATTTCTTTTCCTGATACCAGATAAACTTATTGAATGATGTTTCAGGCGCAAGGATGAATGGATTTGATATATTGATGTGTGAGGTTCCATCATATAACTTGATAGCCAATACTCCAAAAACTGTATATTTGAAGTACTCCTTGCCTTTTTCGTTTAGTCGTTTGTTGATAAGTGAATCAAATGCGTTGAATATGATAGATGCGCCTTTGAGAGAAGTATCTACGTTATTATTAAAGTGTCTGTTCGTCTCAAAAGCATTATCCCAATCATCGCCAAGGTTGGTTGATACATCACATTTCTCAGACTTAACATTGGTGATTGTTGCACTATAGCTAAGTGTAGAAAGTTCGAAACTGGTGTAATCGTTACCTTTCCAATAAGCGTACATTGTCTTCTCATCGCCAATGAAACATAAGATATTACCTACTGCTGTGACGGCATTAACATGGAATCCGTTCAAGTCGATGTTGTTCTTGGTTCCGTCTCCACCTTTTTCCATCCAGTACCAAGTATCATCTGATTTACGGATGATGTAGTGGGAGTGAATCGTTTCATTGTGTGTCACCTTATGAACCAGTTCGATGATGTCTCCTGCATCCAGTGTGATGTTCGGTTCTGCTATCACTGGTTGGTGAATAGGGTGGAGTGCCCCATCCTCGTTGATGAGGTTGAGACAGGTTGCCAACTCTCCATCCTGACAATTATAGTCGGATGGAGAGTGAGTCAAGCCTTGAAATATTACTTCTTGTCTTGTTGCCATGTGCTTAAATTTGATTCTGGTCGCATGATTTCGTAATAAGGTTCTCCTTTTTGTGACTTGCGTGGGATGCAAGTAAGGCGAACCATTCTGTTGAGCGGAAGGTTGTACTCGTCAAGGATGGCGGTGATGGATGGGTAGTCACTTCTGAAACCAACCTTCTTATACTCCTGATTGTATTGAAGCTGAGTGAAGGCGGTATTAACTTTGTGAAGGTTTTCCCAGTCCTCACGCATACAGAATCCGTATGTTCCTCTTTCGGACAACCTGAACACGAAGATAGAGGTGTCTAAACGTTCCTTGCGCATGATGTGGTCATAGATGCCCTTAGAGAGTGTGACCGAGTTGGCTCTTCCGTCCAGTACCACAAAATCGTTGCGGTGTCGAAAACCATTGACTTTATCTATTAAATACTTGAATTTCATTTTGCAAATATAATATGAAAAGTGATAAAATGGATATTATCCGTTAACTTTGTCTTTCCGCTTGGGTCTACCATTGCGGTTGCCATACTTGGTGATGATGGCAGATGCTCGCTCAGAGCGGTAACAACCACATGATTTGGTTCGTCCGTCACGAAGTGCTGTACCAAGAACCGTACATCCTCTGCCACAATCACACTTGCATATCCAAAACGCACCATGCTGGTGGATCTCTTTATCAGATTTTCGGCAGACGACTAATCTGCCGAATCTCTGTCCAGTAAGGTCTATCAACTTTCCCATACTACTTCTCTGCCAGTTTCTTTGCCTCTTCAACTGATACTGGCTTTCCGCTAAGAGGAATGCGGAAGTCGAACTTTGAACGGAAACCATAATAGCCTACGAAATCGAAGCTCTGTTTCATACGCTCGTCTGTGGTGATGTACTTCTTGTAAGCCTTCACTTCCTTCTCTGAGCGGTAGATGGTAGAGTTGACGAAATAGGAACTGGTTCCCTTGTTAGCGATAACTGCAATAAAGAACTGCTTTCCAAGGAACTTCTCCTTGATACGCTGAATAATTGAGATTTTCTTTGTATTCATATATTAAATTTGATTAATTATTAAGAAGAATGCAGATAGGTTGCACTCTTTTTATTATTCGATTCCGCAAGATACGATACCATCTTCTTTGTTTATACCTCGGAAGTGTTCGCATCGCTGGCAAGCAAGGCTCCCGACCATCAGTATTTCCTTTGTGTACTTGCCTGATATGCAGAATGGGCAGGGAGTGATGTACTCGAAGTGCCCACCGACAAATTCATTGACGTTAAATTTTGGATATTTCATTGGTTGCTTTGGTATGTTTCGAGATTTTTGTAGTATTTTCTTATGACTGAAAAAACGTTGCTTTTAGTTCTTCCGCATGATTTCGGCTCAGGGCAGAAACCTCTATATACACATTGAGGAACACAAGCTGATGCAAGCAAAGGTTCGATACATGCCAATTCATCAAGTACCTTATACCAAACCTCTCTTGTCTCATTGGATGCCTTACTGCATAATCTCAGTTTGGAGATATTGATAATCTCCTGAGCATTGAGGGATAGTTGCAAGTTGACCAAATCATCCTGACGCATATCGTGACGAGATACCTTGGAGCCAGTAATGTCTGGTCTAGATGTGGAAACGAATGGCTGCGCATGAACGTGTCGAACAAAATGGTTGCTCACCCAGTATGGTATGCCATACATCTTAATATCGAACTCCAATTCTCTGAGCGGTGAATGCTCGCTGAGAATCATCTGTTTCTTGAACTCATCGCTAGGCTCATGTCCCAGCGGCTCCTTACCTTGCGTGAACCGAGCAGCATCCACTACACGCTGCCAGTCCGTTACTCTTGTAACTTCTATTTTCATACGCTATTTTACTTTCGTGAATAATAATATCCTATTATAAACCCTATAGCAGTCGTACACGAAAAAAGAAAAATGTCAAATAACAATTCAGCCATAATCAATCCTCCACTTCTATTTTATATTCCAACTCATCAGCCAAATCACTTATAAGCTTAACGGCTTCTTCTAAAGCATAATACATACTATCTCCTTCTGACACAAGCTCATCAATAGTACTACTTTCGCTCATATCCTCAGGGAAATCATTTGGCTTCCAAGTGATTTTTTCGTTCTTTTTCTCGAACTCTCTAGCCTTTTCTATAAGTTTTTCTATTGTCATACTCAATCATCCAACTCTATGTTATTTTCATCTGCGTAGCCATCTTGTGCTTCCTCACACCAGTTTCCTTCGCAAAGACAACCTATACCAAGATTATGCTCTGTAATGATGTTCTTGTTACAATATACACAGACAGCATCGCCATGATTATTTTGTAATTCTTCTCTTGTCATATTACTTACATTTATATTAATCTTCTACAATAAACCCATTTTTTAGTGCAAGTGTCAATAGCACGAATGGCTATCCAAATAGCCTTGTCTGCTTCTTTGTCTCTAAGACTACTTCTAAACTCACACAACTTTCTTTTTGCTTCTGTTGCTTTCATATTCTCTTCTTTTTACCCTCTCCTTGTTGCAGGAGAGGGTGGTTAGTTACTCAGTTACAACCTCCCAATCTTCCGCAAATACATCAGATACGGAAGGAACCCAAGAATCTGCTCTTCCATCTGGATTGATGATAAGCATATGATTAGTATAGTCAATGTGAGGATTCTCACGGTTCATCAAGATAATCTTGGCAGACTGAGGGAGTGACTGCATATTAGGAATGATGTAACCTGTGATATGAGAAGGAACCTGCTTAACGATAAACAATCCCTTGCCATTCCATCCCTTGCGTCTTACCGCAAGACCTGCCTTCAATAAGTCAATAGCACCACCGAAGTTAACAGAGCCTAGTTCACGATAGGCTTCCTCAAACACACTCTTAGGAGACCAAGACTTATATCCGTCCTTGTATTCTACTAAGTAACCATCTTCCTCAACGGTTGTTGGCTTAATTTATCTACTAAGCACTATCTGTGCTTCTGTCATAGTCATAGGTTCTGCCATAATGACCTTTGTTCCAATGTACTGTTTCATTATATTACTTATATTTATATCCCATAAGGGATGGTTAGTTACTCTGGTGTCTTCGTTGTATATTTATCAGATGAAATGTGCAGAAACACATAATCGCCATCACTGGTAGTCTCGTTAATATCACAAGAAACACCTTCTGCTTTGTCAAATACAAGCATTTCACAATCTTTGCCTACGAAGCTAATGTAAGATTGCAAATGCCCTATAAGCTCACTTGCTTTCATATTACTATCTATTTATATCCTTTGCAGGATGATTAACTAATCTTTTTGATACTATCAATTTCCATACTCCATAGTACAAACTCTCTATTGGAGCGAGTGCCATCTTTCTTAGTAGGGTTGATTCTTACCTCAATCTCGCCATTATAGCCACTGTAACCTCGTTTAGGGACGATTCTTGTAATCCAACAAACATCACATCTGGAGCAGCTAACTTTGTCTCCAACTTTGTATGGAAGACTTTCGATGTAATCATTTACGTAAGAACAAATCTCATTGTTAGCATCATTGATAATGCTTAGTTGCTTGGCAACCTTTGCTTGTAATTCATCTTTTTTCATATCTTTTAAAATTATGCCCGAAGGCGTTAAACTTTCATTTCATTTATGATGCAAGGGTTCTCTTCATCAAAACTGCATACGACCCCTTGCAATGTGCAATACCCTTGGTTGCAATATTCACAATAATCTTCCATATCTACACCTCCATTTCTGAGTTAAGTCCTAGACCGAAGAGAAGATGCTGGAGTTGATGAACAAAACTAATACTAGCAATATTATGTCTGTCTAGACCTACACACACCAAGAACTCACCCAAAGTTGTCATATCTTTTGTTATATACAGATAAGCTCTTTTTGTTGGCAATCTATACCAATCATAACCATCATCCTTCCATCCATTTTTCTCTAGAATCTCAGGAGTAAGAGGAACTCCAGATAATCTTACTGGGCTTACTGGATGCCTTACATAAGATAATTCATAACCATTTGAAGCAAGTATATCTATAATAGTATGTATTCTGTTTTTATACATAACAATATCACCAATAATAAACTCCTGTTTCATACGCTTAATTCTTTCTTAATCATAATCTATTCCTCCTTATCTTTTAGTTCAACGAAATCTCCAATGCCCAAACGAGCCTTGTTGATGCAAGACGCAATCCAGCCAATCAAGTAGGCAGAAGACTCGTCTCCGTGTTCCAAGCCAGTATATTCCTCGATGGAATCGCAGACGTGAGAAGCCTCATGGCAGCAGTAGTCCATCGACATATCCTTCGAGCATTGAAACGAGACTAGAACACCACGTATGTTGTCGCTCTTTCTGACAGCATCTGAATATGTAACGCCGCCGTAATCTCTATCTGGAGCATTGCACCCGTCAAAACAGGAATCTATCAGCTCTTTCAAGTCTTTACCGATGTGTACCCAAAGTTTCAAAGGGTAGATTCCGTTTCCATATTCGTAATATCCTTCCTTCTTCATATTTATTTTCCTTTCTTTTTAGGTACATACTCATCTAACTCATCGTCAAACTCATAGCAGTCTGGGCAGTAGTACTTATCACCTATTTCTGCCCATTCGCTTTCCATTGCTTGCTCTTTTGCGGTTCCTTCGTCCAACCAAGCCACAATGCCATTAAATTCATCAATAAATGGTTTTCCACATCTATCACAAATGACAGAGTACATAGTAACTGGCTTAATCATGGTTGCCTCCTTCCTTTGGGAATAAATCGGAGACATAAGCCCAGCATTTCCAGCCCATACCATCTTTACCATAATTGGAAAGCATTTCATAAATAAAAGATATTTTAAATATATCAATTTTACCACTATTGTATACTACTAAGCATTTTCCATTTCGTAGTAGAGGTTTTTCGTTAGCAGGATGCCACAAGTCATTAAGCAATTCACAGATTGCCCACTTGACACCAGCTTTAAAAGCACATTCACTTATTGCTGATTCTGCATAGCGTTCTGCAAATGTCCGCTTTGGAATGTGCTTCTTCTCCAATTCATTTTCAACTTTCTCGTTGTACTCTTCGGCAGCAGCTTCTATTTTCTTGTCATCTATCATAATCTACCCTTTCTTTTTCTAAGTTCTAACATTCTTCTAGTTCTGCGATTTTCCTTGACACTAGGATGGTTGCCACCAAGCTTTACTTCGGAGATTTCATAATTCATATAGATGGAAACTTCTTTATTGAGTGCCTTAACTACTTCTTTAGTCAAGGCTTCTTTAAGTGATACACCATTTGATTTTACAATTATCTTTGCATCGTCTCTAATCATACATAGCCCTCCTATTTTTGATTATCAGCAATCAACTTGCGCTGTTTAGATATAACCTCACCTGCGTTCTTATCATGCACTCCTTCGTAAAGTCCAAGGTTCATCATAATGATGTTTAGTGCAGGGTCATTAATCTCAATAGCCCTTTCTGTGAGTATTCCAAGCACGCGTGCCAAAATCGTAAAAGTCACAGGATAAGGAGTGCTTTTAGAACACTCAGCTATCTCTTTCAATATCCTTGGCATATCAACCTTCCATACCATATCGTTCATTACATAGTTCTGAATATTCTTGCTTTTGATTTTCTTCATATCACTTCACTCTTTTAAATTGAACAGCCTTTCCGTCTTTTCTGTCGATTGCGACACACTTGAAATTTCCGCAAACTTTTTCATAAATGTCGGTACATATCTCATCGAAAAAACAACCATTGCATTGTTCTTTCTCGGTCTCTACCACCTTCAAGATGATTTCTGACCCAATAGATAAATCTTCCATAACTTAATTCCTCATTATGTGACACTTTACAACCTTGTTTACTGCAAGAGGTTGCGAATTATTAAAACTCTCAATTAACTGACGCTCCATCTGCTCAGGGAAGATGGGCTTGGTGGGCTTTGGAATGTAGATGGTAGCTTGGATTTTGCTACCATCACTCAAAGTCATTAAGCACCTTCTTGAAATCTGTTCTATTCCAAACATAATTTTGTCCTCCTAATATTTGCATCCGTGAAGGTACGGACGTGATTCGTTATACTTCATTTTTAACTTGATGTGCTCCATCAGGTCGATATTGTTATTGTGAGCGATTGCGAATACCCTCATGAGTATATCCTGAAGGGTATCTGATACAAACCAACTGCAAGACTCATTATCAACAAACCTACTAAAGTGTCCGTTGAGTCGGTACAAATCTTTTGCGATATTGCTTTTATTGATTGTGTTTTGAACCTTATATTGAATTTTGGCAACTTCATATTTGTCAGCAAGACTAGAATCTCTTTTCAGTTTAATCGGTGTCTTGCTGTTCATCCATCCCAAGAGAGATAAGATACGGATGGCAATATCAGCGAACTCGGATTCAACCGTTCCTTCAAGAGAGTTCTTGTAGGCGGTAGGAATATCTCTGCCCATCTGAATCTCGCTCTCGTAGTCTTCAATACTTCCGTGGCGATTGTGGCGGTCTGCCTGAACAGCTTCTGCCATTTCTGTGATGATGAGCATCAATTCGGTTTCTATTTCTGTGCTCTCAGTATAGAAACCATGCTTTTCGGCATTATTAAAATCATATTCTGCTAAGGATGCCATTTCTTTCTGCGTTATAATTTCCATATTGTTCTTGATTTATTATTTTCTGATAGTGAATGCCATATCGTTGAGGGTGCGGCACCAGTTTATCTTTCCTTCTGCACATAACTCGTTGAGGGTTTGATAAGGGTGCTGGAATCCTCGGTTGATGATTTCAGATGTGAGGACGTGGGGCGGCACGATGTGGGAAGTTTCACGTTCTTCCTGAATCTCAGCGATGATGGCTAGGATTTTTTCTTTCTCTGTCTTCATTTGGAGAAGGTAAAAATGAGACGTGTGTGACTTCTGATTGGAACATTAATTGTTCCAACATTCCGTTTAGGTCTTGCTGATACCATAAGCCATCGTGCATTGTTCCGATGATTGGGTTGCCTTTGTACCATATTACCATGGTCTTGTGGGTAAACATGGCTTTGTGCGCTTTGCTGATACGCTTGCCTACCTTGATATATCCAAAAATATCCATAAGCTAGAAGAGTGATAGCTGACCAGTCTTGTCGTGGTAGTGATTTCCTGATGGGAATATCAGTTCCTCGAACATGGCGGTCAGTAAGTTGGTTACTATTGAGTTTCCTGCCAGTGCATAGAGTTTGCTCTTGCAGATGATGAGTTGACCAGACTTCTCCTTGCTCAGTAGTTTGTCTATGTCAGATTCGTGAACTCCCATCAGTCGGAAACAATCTCTTGGAGTGTACTTCCTGATTTGGATGGAGTATTTCTTTCCGTTTGGAGCGGTGTGAATGATTTCTTTGTTCATGATTGTTACGAATGTCATGTTTGCTGTATCAATGGTTGTCTTGATTGTAGGGGAGATACCTTGCATTACAGATTGGTTATAGATGTCGAGAACTTGACCGCCTACATCAGGTTTTACCTTCCCCGAAAGGAGCAGGGATTTCATTCTATTTCCTCCGGTTATCATATCTCTTTGACGATTAAGAAAAGTGGGATATTGTTTCCTCCGTTTCCCATTACAGCATTGAGAGTAGGGTAGATACCTTTAACAGAATAAACACGATTCTGTTGCTCAAATCTCTCAGGTCTGTTAAGACTTACCAATCTTATGATTTTATTATCATTCATGTTCTTTGACGATTAAGAATAGTGGAATGCAATTACCTCCGTGACCCATGGCTGAATTGAGAGTAGGAGAGATTCCCTTGGTGGAGTAGACTCTGGTCTGCTGCTCTATTCTGCCTTTGATTTGGAGGTTTGCTAGCTTTATAATTTTGTCGCACATTATAATTTATTGATGATTAAGACTCCACCCTTTGGATAATGACCAGTGTCTAGCATATTCATTACGCTGGTCATAGAAAAACTGGAGGTGACAGCAACAGAGCAGCCATCAGCAGTTTTCGGTATTGAAATCTTCTGGGTAGAGTTTTTCGATTGATTTATTGATGTCTGCTTTGGTGAGATACTTTTCGAGAAGGGGCTGGGATAGGAAATATTCGGGAGATACGTTGTCTTCCAAGATGTCCTCAACCGAAGTCTCTAACTTGATAGGCGAAGGGAAGTGATACTCTGGGTTCGGCTCGTATTCTGTGCGTAGGATGGAGATTACGAAGATACGTTCACGATTCTGTGGAATTCCATAATCTTTAGAATTAAGAACCTTGTAAAAAGAAGTGTAACCGAAGGAGTCAAGGTCTTTGAGGTACTTGAAGAAGTACTTCCTCATTGACTTTGAGAGTAGACCTTTCACGTTCTCTAGCATCACATACTTGGGTTTCTTCACGGCTAGCATTCTCTTCTCCTGAAAGATAAGGGATGAGCGTGTGCCGCTGCCTTCCTCTGCTCCTTGTCGAAGTCCTGCATTGGAGAAGTCTTGGCAAGGTGAAGACCATGATATGAAGTCGAAGTCGGGAACCTCATTCCAGTCTATCCTTGTCACGTCTCCATAGTTAGGTATGTCTCTTCCGTGCAGGAGTCCGTAGGCTTGGATGGCTGATGGTTCTATCTCTGAGTAGCCCACTACCTTGAAGTCGAACTCAGGATGCTTATCTTTGAGGTACTTGAAGGCTAGGCTCTGACTGCCATACCCAGCGAATGCCTCAAAGACTCTGATAGGATGCTGCTTGTTGTACTTGCTGATTGCTATCATTTTGGTAAACAGATTTGTGGTTTATGGATTCCATTGGATGCCCAAGCGTTCCAAGGTTCCGTTATCACGATATATCTCCAACTGCTTTCTGCATAGGCTATGAGGATTCTTTTGCAGAAGCTCTATCATACCTATTATGCGTGTCTTGAAAACGTTGTCCTTATCCGCATTTGTTACGTTCTGTTCAGCCCTTGTCTTGTCAATAAGTAGGCTAATATCAGACGGATTCTCATTAACGGATGCTGGCGGTGGTGTTGCTCCGATGAGTTCGTCTTCCCATCCTCGCTGGTTGAGGAAGGTTTGGAAGTTTTTGCGAAACTTCTTATCTTCGGTTGAAATCACATATAATGGAATATACTCTATAGCTGCTTTGCGGTCTTTCTTGCTCATGGAGTTCCACTTCTTTTCGAGTTTGGCTTTGCAGCCTACCTTCTTGTCGTACAATTTCCATGCTATCTCAAAGGTATATTCGTCTTTTACTTCCTTTGGAGGAGCAGTAATCTTGTAGCCATTCTCTTCTAGAAGTTGGATGGCTTGTTTTATTTCATCTGTCATAGTTCACCATTTAAATAATTGTCGATTGCTTGGATAAATTCATCTATAGAGCGGACGATGATGTACTTGCCACCATGTCGTTCTACTTCATGCTGGAATACCTTCTGTTCGGGTTCCTGCCTACCTTTCGGTGTTTTGTTTTCGATGCAAAGGAAACCGTACTGGGAGGTGCGCATCAGGAGTAGCATATCAGATACTCCTGCCTTCATACCTTCTTCTTTGAGCCATGCGGCTTGTTGAGAAGTTCGCTTGCCACCATTAGGAACGGCAAAGAAGACTCCTTCAAGGTCAGGATATACCCCACGGATATACCTGACCTCTGCGGCTTGCAAGTTGTGCTCATCGTAGGATGCTCGCTTGCGTATCTTCTTGCCTTCCTGTTGTAGCTTTGCTTTGATTTCAGCGTAGCTTGCCATTACCAATCAGTTGAGAAAAGGTCGTTGAGAGATTCTTCACCCATCAAGCGGATGGCTTCATTGGCAAGGTATTGACTCTTAAAGTAAACAATTCCGTCATTTTCTGAGGAAATAAACATGGCTTTATATCCTCCGTCTCGTCTTTTGATAATATACCAATTATACGTACCTTCTTTGAAGTTTGGTTTCCATCCATCATTGAGATACTTGGCGATGTTCTGCAACTTGTTGAAAGCAATCAAACGTTTTACCTGAGCCTCGCTGGTGCAGTTGTCAACATCTTTGTAATTTAATGGTGATGCCATGGCTGAGTCAATATCATCTTTATAAGCCCAGTATATCTTATTATTACAGAATAGTTTCTTGCAAATATCATCATAGGTGATAGGATTGCCTTCCTTATCATCAGGAGCAGTCTCATGTTCCGTCTTCTTGCGAACCATCAACTTACCATCCTCAGCGAAGAAGAACTGGAGATTATCAGGGATAGGGTACTCTACTGCCGAACCATCAGCAGGAATGCGCAACTTAGATATGGTTGCCTTTCCGTTATTAATGTTGGTAACGTCCTGATTGCTGATGCCTTCTGCATGAATGTCAGGAGTCTCTTGCTCGGCAATCTCTGCCATCTTCTTGTCAATCATGTCTACATCTTTGCCAACGATTGCTCCGAAAAGCATCTGTGCAAATGGTGGTAACTCTGGTGTGTTGTTGCGCTGACGATTACGTCTGTTGTTGCGCTTGTCGTTTCTACGTGTCATATCAACTATAATTTTGTAAAATGTTATTAAACTCGTCTTCTGTAACACCATCTGCATAGAGTATCGTGAGGATGGTGTCTAAGACTCTACTATATACTTCATTAAAGGCTGGCTCATCCATCTTGGCGAAGGAGATAGACTTGGCTCTCTCCAAGAACTTCTGTCCGTTGAGGTCGTAAAGCGGTTCGCTGAATCCTGATGTTGTCAGAAGCTGCTCACGGAATGTGTCTATAGAACGTAGGTTTGTGCGCTGCTGCTCTGTGAGACAATCCCATGCTGCTCTGATAAGGGAGAAGAACTTGCGGTGAAACTTCACGTTTCTTGGACGGACGATGTTCGCCTTGACGATGGAACCAACCTTTATCTTTTTCATTTCCTCGTAATCATCATCTGTGTAGGGGCGAAGACCAGTTGAGGTTCTTACTAGATGAATTTCCATACCTTATTTATTAATTCTTAGAATGGGAGATTACTTTTCTGCTGACCACCTGCAAATTGAGCGTTCTGCTGAATAGGTTGACCGCTTGCATTAACCTGAGGGGGAAACTGCTGTTGCTGGCTCAGAGGTATAGGCTGTTGCTGAGGTTGGCAATACCCACCAACTATCTGATGTGCTGCGTTAATCTGACTCTGAACGAGCTGACCCTGCTGCTGACCATTTGGTCGTTCCACCTTCCAACAATCCAACTGATTGAACCATCGTCCGTCTCTAGACTGATGTGCCTTCAATCCGATGTTGGCGGTGATGATTTCACCTACTTGGATGCCGAACTGCTGAATCTTGTCTGAACCGTAAACTTGGATAACGGCTCTTGAAGGGTACTGCTCATTCAGTTCCTCAATAACATACTCTTGGGAACTCCATTGGGTTCCGTTTTGGGAAGTTCCCATTTGAACTTGCCCTGCTGCAATAATTTTACCAGTAAATTTAACGTTCATATCTATACTTAATTAAGTTTGATTCTTATTGATGGCTTGGTAGTCGTTTCCTTTAGATAGTGCTCGTAGTGGTCAGGCTCCGTGTCCTTAAACAGCTTCGTGTCGAAGGTTTTCTTGGTGGTAGCTGCCACATAAGAGTAGGAGGCGAACTGAGTCTTGACGGATTTCTGCTTGTTGTCTTCCATCATCTTCATTATCTTTTCCTTCAACTCATCCTGCTTAATCTTCAGGGCATCCACACGAGCGGTTATTAATCTGAACTCCTGCTCTAGTGCAGAAAACTGCTCAGGAACTTCCACCTTATACTGATACTCTGCATCATCTGCGAGATAAGCAGCGATTAAATCGTCAATCTGATAATCAGCTACCCTTGGGAGTGGCTGGAACTTGCTCTGTCCGTTTTTGAACCACATACAGACAATCTCCTTCACCTTCAAGTCAGGGTTCTGCTCCTCGAACCATTTTGCATAGATGGATAGCTGGAGAGATACGTTGTCGTAGTGAAGGGTTGCGGTGGTCTTGTAATCTACCAGATATATGTTGCCTTCGCTGTCAGAGAAGACTCCATCAATGGCAGATGCAAAGTTTTCACCATCTGTAACAAGATACTCGGATGCTACATAGTGTAAATCGTATGCGACTAACATACTATGGAATGATTGAAGTTCTTCCGTTGGATTCGGGTACTGCTTGATGTCGGCATCGAAGATGGAACAGAAGGTTTCAAACGTGTTGTGGATAAGACTTCCTCGCTCTGCTGCCTTCATCAATACTGACTCAGGAATATTCTTATAGGTGTCGGGGAAGGCTTTCTTGATGAGCGTTCCAGTCACACCTTTCAGTTCCTTCTTTCCGATGAAGTACTGATGAGATTCCTCAATGAATGTGACTCTTGGCACATTCAAAGTGATTTTCTTTGTTTCTGTTGTCATATTATTGTATACCTAATTGTTTCTTCTTGGCTGATACAGCTTGCATGAACTGAGTGTTAGAGCAGAGTGGCTGGTAATGCTGAATTACCCACAAGAGATTATCCTTACTAACACATCTGCTCAGAAAACCCAATCCTTCGTTCAGGTCGTTTGAGTTGAATTGTTTTGATGCTGGCTGCTGTTCCTGAGTATGCGCTTGCTGCTGAGTCTGATGCTGCCCATCGTTGGTAGTATCAGAATCAGCATTATCGTCAATGGCAAAGAGTCCGTTGAGGGCATACTTTCGAGCATAAGATGATGATGCTCCAGTAATCTGACTGCCATCCATACCTTTCTTGCTTTCCTCTTCTCTAGCCCAACCATTTGTTGTTTCGCACTCGCCCTTCTCGTTCTTGATGGTGGCAGTTGCCTTCACGTAGATGCGGTTTCCTATCAAGACTACATCATCGGTGATGATGAGCGTACATTTCTGTTTGGCGAGTAAAGGCTTGACAGCTTCAAGAATGTCCTCAGCCTTGCGATACTTGTAGCCACCGAATTTGTTGAACTGACTCTTCGGTGCTTTCAGTTCTGACTGAATTGCGATAAGTTCTTTCATATCTTATATGTATTAAGTTGTTATTGATATTTCCATTGATAGAAGCTGCATTTGTAGCCACCATCTGGGTTCTTATTCGGGTTGTCACACATGGTCGAGAAGATACAATCGTGACAACTATTTGCTTTATATCTCATATTGTATGGTTTAAATGTTCAAATTAAAAACCCCACGATTCTCACGAATGGTGGGCGAGTTATTTTATTTTAGTATTAACCTGAGCGGTCGCTACCGCAATCATGCAGTTTCAAATGTAAAATGTTGAATATATTAAAGTTTACAATTCATCTATAATAGGGCGCACGTTCCGAGCCTTTAATCCATCCGTGCGCCCTTGGTTCCCTTCTGCATTCATGGAGGCTTAGGACTCCCAGCACTAGTAATCGCACATATTGTGATATATCTGTTTAATATAAAATAACCAATTATAACTATTGAACCGAATATGAAAAAAGCAAGCGTGCTGGCTGCATTAGAACCGATTTGTAGTTGTGCGCTCCTACCTTTAGATGCTACCTTATTATATAATGGTCACGGCATCAGGTCTGCTTCTTCACAAGTGAACTCCAAGTGTTTCCAAATTCCACCCAGTAGGTGTATGTACTCGCTTGCCACTTCCACGTCTAAGCATCATCTGTGGTTAATGATGCTCCTTTTGGGTACGTGTACCTCTCTAGGAAGGTTTATCCTATCCGATATAAAGCCTTGGAATCGGGCTATATGGGGCGCAAGGTGGGACTCGAACCCACGACATCGAAGGCTCATAAACCTTCATACTCTACCAACTGAGTTACTTGCGCTGGGTAAAAACTTAAAACATGTAAAATTATAACGACAAAGTTATAGTGGAGACTGGGAGTAGCAAACTCCAAAAAACCTCTGCTGTTTTCAATGACTGAAATATTATAAGATTTAACACACTAATAACTTAATACTTAACTATTCTTGTGAGGTTCAATCTCCATATGTCTTACTTGCCTACTTCCTTGAAGTAGGAGTGGATTTCCTTAACGGCAACAGCGAAAGTGATTACGCTGGCTACCAACATTACATCTGCTATCATAAGTTTATCTGTTTAATGGGTAAAACAATAGGCTTCTGCCTCTGATTTCAACTCTTCCATGCTCTTCCTGCGGTTCTGAGTCATCCACTCTTCCAACTCGCTCTTTTTAAAGTAGAGTCGGTTGATGTTCGGCTTATAGCAAGGGATGATGCGGTTCCTGACGTTCTCTCTCACTCCTCTAACCGTCATACCAAGAATGATTGCAGCTTCATTGATGTTGAGCACATTCTTTGCAGCTATGAGCGAATACTGCTCTATTCGGTCTAGCTGCTCTTTAATCTCTGGGTCTATCATATCAGTTGAATTTGATGGTTTGTTGACTGGCACTAGCTGCCTTGGCTGGCTCTGTTCTACCAGTGCCCTTATCGCTGGGAGTGTTCTCCTGCTCTATTAAGGGGAGAATGCCCTTCGCTTTGAGTGATTCATAAAGGAAGATTCTTCCCTTGGTTGTCCACTCGGTGTTGTACTTCACATCATGCCGACCATCACTTCTTATTATATCTACCGCTCTGCTGTGAACGTAACCACCAGTGATGAACTTTCCGTATAATATCCACTGACCTCGAACCTTATGCTGAATCTTCATTGCTTCCAGTTCTTTATTCAGTTTCATGGCACTCATTCCGTAGTCCTGAGCAATCTGAGTTACGGTCATGGTTGCATTACTCTGCAAGATTTTATCGTAGTAGCTTACCTTCGGCAGCATTTCGGTAATCTTGTTGCCTAGTTCCATGTTCGTCTTGCTGATAGTGATGATTTGTTCCTGCTGCTTCTTATTTTCCAAAGCTAGCTGTTGTTTCTCTTCCTCAGACTTGACCAGAGATTTGAGAGCTTCGAGATAGTTCTGTGGAACGGATGGCTTTTGATGTTGCTCCTCCAGTTCCTTCCATCGTTTAATCAACTTTGCTCTCGCCTCATCGTTGAACTTGGTGGCGATGTAGAGACATTCTTCTTTGTTGAGGGAGTAGTAAGGTCTCATCTTGTGACCACCATTGTTTATCTCAACCTCTTCTTGCATCAGGGAAAAATTTCCCCCTTGCACTTTTTGCCATGCTGGTTCCATCTTTCGGATGGCTTTCATCACATCATTGTGTGGCTTGCCAGTAATCTCTGCAATCTGTAGTGATGTCATTCTGTCACCATCTACAATAGTTGAAATTTCATTCATAGGATTCCTCCTTCTTTATTATTAGTAGAACAAGACCTTATCGGTCTCAACTCCTCCGAACTCATTCAAAGCAGCCTGCCTGATGTCTTCGGATTGCTTGCTCTGACTCCTAAAACTTAGAGCGTTGTATATTGTTTCCCTTCGGCAACCATACCGCTCAGCAAGTTTTTTACCCACTTTTGGTGGAATCTTGATAATTTTTATCTTTTTTACTTGCATAACTTAATTTTTTGTTGTACTTTTGCTTTTAAATATATAGCAACTTGTTATTAACGGTTGCAAAGTTAGTCATTTCTTGCTAATCTACCAAATGTTTAGCAAGAAATTATTAACCAGTTATGATTAATTAAGTATGGTTTAAAAATGTAAAATGTATGGAAGTGACTATTTATCAGAGAATTATGCTAGTTTTAGACGATAAGCAAGTTTCGGTTAACGCTCTATCAAAGTTAGTCGAAATGTCTCAAACTACCCTTAACACGCAGTTGAAGGGTGAACGTGCCTTGTCTGCAAATGTAGTAGCAAAGGTTCTTTCCGTCTTCCCTGACGTATCTGCCGAGTGGGTAATACGTGGTGTTGGTACTATGTATCATAAAGAAGGCGATGGGGAAGAGGTGTCTTATATGGTAGCTGAGGAGCCTAAGCATGATATTATCCATGAAGTGATGCCTGAGCAGGAGTATCATCAGGATGATTCCGTATGGAAGGCGAAGTACGAGGAGTTGGAGAAACGCTACGACCAGCTACTATCTATCTTGGGCGGTGGCGTGAGAAAAGCAAATGTAGGATAATTAAAATGTGGTAGAATGTGGCAAGTGTTTATATTGATAATATGTTTTGGCGTATATCTATTGGCTGGTGCTGTAATATCTTATTGTTTTTGGTATTTATTGCTTTTGGTTTTCAGACCTCTTAAATTAGAAAGGTTGTTTGGAATAGAGTTGCCATTACCGATTGTTTTATCGCTTTTAGGTATAGGAATATGGTATGGGTACAACGTCAACAATTTCTTGTCTGAATCTAGTAGTAAAAAAGTGACAACAGAGAGAAAAGAGAATGTGCCAATTAAAAAAGACACTTCTTATTCTGTATATATATGTACTGGAGAAACTTCTACCAAGTATCATAGCGACCCTGATTGCCGTGGTCTTTCTCGCTGCTCAGGAGAAATAGAAGAGGTAAGCGAGGAGGAAGCTGAGGATTTGGGCAGAACTCCTTGCAAGATATGTTATTAATTAAAATATGTGAGATATGAAGAAGATTTTATGTTTTATGATGTTTGTCTTGCTGCTGGTATCATGTAGCAAGGATTCTAGTGAGGAAGTTGGGCTGACTTCAAACTACATAGAGGTTGCTGGAGTCAGACATCAGGTTGATAAGTTTTCAATAGAGAACGAAACGGATTTTCATATAGGCTCCAAGAAGGATGGAACTTATATTTCTTTCGGTTATACTTGGTACAAAGTGCCGATTGGCGAAAAGATATATTTCGTTGAGACAGACGAGTATTTGGATTATTTTGAGTTGGTGGATAACCACAGAAAATGCAACTTAACGGATGGTTCTTCTGATAGTTTTTACTTAATCAAGAAGAATGGTGATAAGTATATCGTTGATATATATATAGGTTCGTCTAAATATAAGACGGTTGTACATTATGAAGGAAAAATGATATAAAGAAAAGGCATCGGGAATAAATCTCGGTGCCTTTTCTGTTACTTGTCGAAGAACTTATCAATGAGTCCCATTGCATCATTCTTCTTCTTATCTATAATCTTGGCATAAATCTCGGTGGTGGCGATTCTTGTATGCCCCATCAACTTACTGGTAGTGTAGATGTCTGCTCCCAGTGTAAGCATCATGGTTCCAAATGTGTGCCTTGCACAATGCACAATTTAAGCAAAAGCAACGGAAAGTGAAGATGAGAGAAATGAACTGCAAGTGGTTGAGAATGAGCAATATTTCATA